AAAGATAATTCCGAGGCAGCGCTACTTGAGGCCGTAGAAAAATATAATATCGGGCTAGGCAAAATCACATACGTAAAAAATCATACTAATATTGGTATTATGCGCAACGTCATCAAAGGAGTAAACATGCTCCCTGATGACAAAATCTGTGGGATATGTGACGGAGATGATTTCTTGTATCCACATACAATTGACAGACTTCTTTATTATTATCGCGAGTATGATATTGATTTTGCGTGGACTAATTTTACGTACTACCCCTCGCTAACTTCTGGGTTCAGCAGCGAGATTAGTCCCGATATAAATCCACGACTCCTCTTTCCGTTTTGGCATATGTCTCATATGCGAACATGGAAAGCGGGGTTATTTAAACAAATACCTGAGAGAAAATTCATGAACCCTAATGGTGAATTTTACGATTATGCGAATGACTTAGCTATCATGTTTAGTCTGTGGGAAGAAACAGATTTATATATGCATATTCCTGAGGAACTCTACTATCACGATATTTCTGAGAGTGATAATACTACTCGGACAGGAGAGAAAAGAAAAGATCAGTTAGTCGAAGAGTTCCAAATTAGATGTCAGGTCGAGGATTACGATGACATGCTTTTAGGAAATCATTTCTTAAGGCACGCCATTACGTTACGAGAAGCTGTCTTAGAAGCAGCATTGGGAGATCCGGAGTTCCACGTTCTAATGCAGAACAAGGGAATCCTCTAAAGGATTCAGGGAAATACTTATACAAAGGACAGGATAATGGGATTTACTAAGCACAACCCAGAAGGAACCGTACTTGAACCTTACTACAAATGGTTTAAAAAAAATGATAAAACCATAGATGCCCCGCAGAGCTTTTGTGATATTATTATCCCCAATGGTGGCGGCATTCAGATGGCTAAGGGCGTTTATGATTCAATACGAAGAACATCTGATCACCTCAATATTCGCATAATTCCAGTCTCTCAGGGACCGGAAGGAGCAAACGATTATTGGCATGATATTGCTGTTAAAGACGAGCGTGTTTTCCCAGTCTATAATGATCGTAATATGCCTGTACCTCATTGCTATACACAAGGCTACCTTAAGTCAATGCAATTCAAACATCCTTCTCCGTATATTTTCACATTGGACGACGACTCTCGCCTTGATCTTATTGATTGGCTTGATTATCTTGTTTGGTTAGAGAAGTCTTTTAATCAAAACATTACAGAAGGTAAAGAAGTTGCATTGGTTGGTTATTCAACCGCAGGCATAGGACGCAACCCACCAAAGGATGGACCTTGGATTGAAGAAGTAGACATCGGCTGGGACTGTAACTTAGTAAGACGGGATGCCCACGATCAAGTAGGACTACCCGACAACTCATTTATATGGCATTTCGCTGATAGCGACCTTTCGCGAAGATACACGCTCCATAACGATAAACTTATCCGACTAGGCAAAGAACCAAACAAATGGCGCTCCCATATTGGTAGAGTTGGATCCCAGACACTAGGCTATGCCGAAGCTTGGCTACGAGCAGTATCGGTAGAGCTTGGTGGATTAAAGTGGGCTAACACCCCAGTAAAAGGAGTTTATGAAGAATTAGGGGTTGACAAAGTAAGAGCCACTAGTTATATTTACCCACGAAACGGATGGTGGGCCGAAGACATTGATTTTAAATTATATGCCCACAAAGATCTTCCTGACACCCTCCAAGAAAGTAAACGTTTTCCCTTTACTCTGCTTGGTCGTTATGAGGGAAGAATGGAAGATGACGGTCTTTCTGTAGAAAACATGGAAGAAGATATCAACCTAATCGCTTATAAGAAATTCAGACAAGTGAATGGTGGTCTTTACGATGAAGTTGTCAAGCGTTTTTATGCAATCGAAGAACCAATTGATAAGTTCTTTGAGAGAATACCTGACGAATTCTAACTACGCCTCAAAAACTATTACCACATATTGTGATAGTTTAAAGCGCTTCCTGTCTTTTCTTGAGGATAGACATATCAATGACACAGATGAGTTAAGTAATGAGATTGTTAATTTTGTACAGGTTAAATTAAAAGATGGGTGTAGCGGTACAACCATAAAATTAAGTGTCATTGCAATTAAAGCCCTGTTAAAAGCCTGCGGGTTGAATCCTAGGGCAATACAAATTAGGATTCCTTCTACCACTCGTGACTACGCGAGTGTACAAGCGAAGACTCTGCAGCCTGCGGAGGTTGAGAGTTTAATTAGGAATGCTCCCGGTAAGACTGACTTTATTAAGATAAGAAATCGCGCAATCTTGGGAGTATTCGTTTTTTTAGGATTAAGATTAAATGAATTATCCATGCTATCTTTAGACGACATTGATTTATATAACAATGTCATACATATTAGGCATGGGAAGGGTGGAAAGGTTGGAGTTGTACCAATCACTGAGTCCGTCCGGGGGTTGCTAGTCGATTATAACGAAGTTCGTCGCTCCTCTCTTGAGTGCGGAGGAGCAAATGATAACTTCTGGTTAACTAGTAGCGGTACTGGCTTAACACGGCGAGCAATTCAAATTATGTCCTCGGGCACTCTTAAAAAGTATAATCACAATCTTTCTACCCACAGCTTAAGACATACAGCAGCTACAATGTATTTAGATAAAGGAGTACAGCTAAAGACAGTTAGTACTTTACTGAGACACAGTTCGATCAAAACAACCGCAGATATCTACATACACCAAAGCCCCGACTCCGTAAGGAAAGAACTAGAGTCGGCTTCATAAGGAGACAAGATGAATCGTGTGGAATTAAAAGGACGAGTAGGAAATGTGGAGCCTCTCCGCATTGTAAAAGGCGATCTGAAGCTTCTCAAGTTTTCTATCAGCACATCAGAATCAAAGAAGAATCAGGACGGAAGCTGGGATAACAAGTATACCTATCATCCTATCGTAGTCTTTGGAGCAAGGGCAGCGAAGATGGAGGCAGAGATAAAGAAGGGTGACACCATCTATCTCTCCGGTAAGCTTACCCCGAATGAGTATACCGACAAGAGTGGTACAAAGCATAAGACCTATTCTATTCTTGCCATGGATTATGTTGTGCAGGAAAACAACTACACCCAAAATGCGGTTTTTCGTCCAGATACTGCCACTGCCCAGCAAGCAACTGATTCCCTAAATACTGCATTAAACACAGGTACAGATGAAGAAGATTTACCATTCTGATAATTCCAATTAAATCAGCATGTTACGAATTTTAAAAGGTAAGGATTTTTAATGCCTGCCAGAATTGAGGAAAAATGCAAATACCACTACTAGCTCCAACATACCCAGAATGGATTCGCAATGCGGACTACTCCATCTGCAAAACAAAAGAAGAAGTTCAGTCTGCTTTTGAAAAACTAGAAGAGCACAACGTAATCGCACTTGATACAGAAACCACAGGATTAAACCCAAATGAAGATCGTTTGGTAGGACTTAGTTTAAGTGGAAAGATAGGAGAAGCTTTCTACATTCCTATTAATCACTCAGGCGAAGATGAAAATATAGGTAACGAAGCCACCGAGATTCTTAAATCATTTCTAAGATCAAAAGCCTTTTTATTCCACAACGCTAAATTCGATTATAAGTTTTTGTTAGAGTTAGGTGTTGAGGTTGATATCATGTGCGATACGATGTTTCTAGCATCATATCTAAGTTTAGAGAGGAAAGGTCTTAAATATCTAGGAGCGAATCTCCTTGGTCTTGAAACAGTTGAAATAACTGATTTAATTCAGGCGACTTCTAAGAAATCAAACATTAATTTCAATTACCTACCTCCAGAGAAATGCTATGAGTACGCTTGTCAGGATGCAGATTTAACACTAAGACTATTTTATACTTTGAATCCAAAAGCACAAGTTCCTGATTTTATAATGAAATTAGAAATGGACCTAATACCTATCATTGCCGAGATGGAATTAAATGGATTTCCTATTGATTTACCAAAAGCAGAGCAACATAACGAGAATGTAAAGAAACGACTAGAGGTCCTTAAAAAAGAAATAACAGCAGATGCTGGAATTGAATTTGATATCGATTCGCCTGCGCAATTAGCCGGTATCCTATACGAAAGATTAGGATTGAAATCAACACGAACTACAGCGAAAGGATCTCCTTCAACAGGCATCGCAGCTTTAAAAGATCTGAAGGACTCGCATCCTATCGTAGAAAAACTTATAGAATGGCGCAAGCTGACAAAGTTAAGTAATGCTTTTTATGGTAGGTATTTCAGCGACTTAGAGAAAACAGGTTCTAATAACATTTACAGTAACTTCCATCCTTGGGGCACACGTAGCGGACGCTTTTCAAGCTCTGATGTAAACTTGCAACAAGTATCAAAAGAAGTAAAAGAGATATTCGTTCCTTCTCCTGGACACTACTTGATCGAAGCTGACTACTCTCAAATTGAATTTCGTGTATTCGCCAGCATGTCTAAAGACCCTACAATGATGCGAGCTTGTATAGAAGAACGGGATATGCACAGAGCAACGGCTGCAATGGTATTTGATAAAAGCGAAGAAGCTATTACTGATTTTGAAAGACAAAAAGGCAAGACACTAAATTTCAGTATTCTTTTCGGTGCAGGCCCTGCAAACGTAGCAGATCAACTAGGCATATCTAAGTACGAAGCTTCACAATTACTTGATAAATATCTTGACAAAATGCCAGAGATTAAAAGTTGGAAAGAAAAAACTGAACGCTTTGCAGGAGAGAATGGGTACTGTGAAACAGCGTTTGGTCGTAAACGAAGTATCAATGAAATGTCTTATTTCGATAGGTATTATAGCTTAATGAAGTATGACAGAAAAGTATACTTAACACCAGAGGATAAAGATAAAATACGAGTTCTTTCTCATGGCCTACGGATAGCAATTAATACACCTATACAAGGAACTGCAGCCGATATTTTTAAGATTGCCTTAAGAAGATTACACAGGAGTTTACTCAGTAAAACTGATATAAAGTTAATGGCTGTTGTTCACGATTCGGTCATTCTTAGCGTTCCTAAAAATATTAATCCACGCACTGTCTATCTCAAGCTCAAAGAAGCAATGGAATTTACTATTGAAGGATTTGTTCCAATCAAGATCGATATAGAATTCGGCAAGAATTGGAAAACCACTTCCCCTCTAGAGGAATTCATGGAGAAGGATTAATGCAACCAGTAAAAGAGATTTCCCCAATTCTTCCCGAAACACCCGACGAGATAAGTGAATTCTTAATTAAAGCAGCCAACTACATGGCTTATTTTGAAGAGAACTATTTACTTCCTTTAAAAGAAGAATTAAGTGCGATCAAAGCACAAAAGAAATTTATCAAGACTGACGCCGAGTTAAGACGCAATAGATTTCTTGCTACAGATTTTGACAAGATTCCCAAAGAGTATTTAAAGTCGGTTTCGTTGATGCATACATACATAGATTATAACGTATATGTTACCGAAACGTCTGACGATAGAAAAGAATTAGAAGAGTTGGAAGTAAAGGAAGTTTCGCTTTTAGCAAGTATAAGCAAGTGCGAGCTTATTCTTTCTCAATACGAGCGAGCAATAAAAACAGGAACAATGAAGTTATCATATGAGAAAGCACATATGGTAAATCTTAGGAGATAGAATGAAACAGATAGCATTATCTTTAGGGCATTATCCGTCTGCCCCAGGAAAAACAGAAGGAGAGTTCAGCGAATTTAACCTAATGGCACCGATTCTCGGTTATACTGTTTTTTATCTACTGCGAGAAGGAGTACAGCCGTGGCTAGTTCCTTCTGGAGACCTCTCTGAAAAGACAGACTATGTTAACACCGGAGCTAACAATAGGAAATATGATTTAGCTGTCGAACTCCACGCCAACGGATTCCGAGATCCAACAGCAAATGGATGTGAAACACTATATTACCCCACATCCAAGAAGGGAAAGGTAGCTGCCGAGACTATTCAGGCAAAGCTCGTGACATCTTTCCCAGTCGCTAATCGTGGAACGAAAGAAGGCTATTACCAAGGTGACCCGAGCAAGGGAGTGTTAAGCTGGCTAAAAGACACAAACTGTCCAGCAGTAATACTTGAGCCGGGATTCTTATCTAATACAACTGACAGAATGTTGCTACTGGACAAACAAGAAGAAATAGGGCGCGTAATTGCAACAAGTATTATCGGCGCTCTACAATTGATTGGAGACTAATTATGGAACATGCTTATATCTATGCACTTGCTATCGCTATCATTCCGGTTCTGACGGAATGGCTAAAGAAAGCTTCGTGGATTCCTGCTAGACTGGTACCGATAATTCCAGTAGCGATGGGTCTTCTAACGAGCGTTGTAGTCAATATGCAGTCCGGCATGGACTGGTGGAGTGCAATTATGGCTGGCCTAGGTATTGGCGCTGGCGCTACACAACTTCGCCAGATCGCAACCAAATCCCTTAAAGCACCCACTAGCTAATAGGAGGTTATAACTGCTTATGAAAATCCAGCAAAATCAAAAGAAATCGGTTAAAATCACTTGCTTTTTAACCCAAAATAGTTAAAGAGGTGAAAGATGTCAAAGATTGAATTGATACAAGGTGATTGCTTGGAGAAGATGAAAGATATTCCTGATGGAAGCGTGGATATGGTGCTGTCCGATCCACCTTATGGGACAACGGCTTGTAAGTGGGATTCAATCATTCCGCTGGAGCCGATGTGGGAACACCTCAAGCGGGTTATTAAGGCGAATGGTGCTATTGTTATGACGGCCAGCCAGCCGTTTACATCTGTATTGGTAATGAGCAACGTGGAAATGTTCAAGCATGAATGGATATGGATTAAAAATCGTGGAAGCAACTTTGCTAATACTGTCCGTGAACCAATGAAAGAGCATGAAGTCGTACTGGTTTTTTCTCATGGTAAATGGACATATAATAAGCAAATGCAACCACGAACAGGTGCTGGACTTGATCGTACAAAGTATGACTGTGATTTTATTACTGAATCGGACAATTACCGTAAGTTTTCAGATCGTAAAGGCAATAAACTCCCTGAAATGAGAGTGCCGTCAAGCTGGCAAAAATTCAATACTGTTTGTGGTAAAGAAAAGACAAAACACCCCACCCAAAAACCATTAGGGCTAATGGAATATCTCATTAAGACATATACGAATGAAGGTGATACTGTTTTGGATTTTGCTGCTGGCTCATTTACTACAGGTGTAGCTTGCAAGAACACTAATAGGGATTTTATAGGAATTGAGGTGGATGAAGATTATTTCAAGATAGCAGAGGACAGGATAAGGAATCACAGTGTCCAGCTGGGGGTTTAGCTTTAAGTGGGGCGGCGATGATTAAACTACTGCAAGGTGATTGTTTGGAGATGATGAAATTCATTCCTGATGGAAGCGTGGATATGGTGTTAGCTGACCCACCTTATGGAACTACCGCTTGCAAGTGGGACTCTGTTATTCCCCTTGAGCCTATGTGGGAGCAGTTGAAGCGAATCATTAAACCGAACAGGGCTATTGTGATGACGGCAAGCCAGCCGTTCACAACAACGCTGATTGCTTCAAATATGAAGATGTTTAAGTATTGCTGGGTGTGGGAGAAAAGCAAAAAAACAAACTTTGCGAACTCAAATAGACAGCCGTTACGCAACGTCGAAGATGTCTGTGTTTTTTACAGCAAGCAGGTTAACTATTACCCACAAGGCGTAACTGCAATAAATAAGACCGTGACACGAAGCAAACCTGCCCGAGATACAGTTAACGCGGGCGAAAATGATGGTTCACTATGCGGAACGTACACACAAAAATTTACTGGTTATCCCTCACAGATTATCAAAATTAAATCAGAAGCTAGAACGCAGCACCCAACCCAAAAGCCAGTAGCCCTAATGGAATACCTAATCAAAACTTACACCAATGAAGGCGAAACGGTGCTGGACTTTGCGATGGGAAGCGGGACGACGGGCGTCGCTTGCGCCAACCTTGGCCGTGACTTCATCGGCATTGAACTTGACGAAAAGTATTTCAAGATAGCAGAGAAGCGGATAAATGAGCTTAACGAATCTAATGGAATTTAAAAAGGAGCTAATATGGCAAGAGACCTTCCAGGCGGCGGCCCGTCCCCTATTGGTGATGAGGAACCTAGAGATCCATTAGAATTCTTTGGCATCCCACTTGCGACCGGCGATGCTTATCATGGACATGATGGCCTTCGACCTATCGAGGGCCAAGAAGACCAATACGCAGAATGGAGGAATACGCCTCTGTACACTAAGCGCTGGGGCACAGAAGAGTGGGTCTGGAATGATGCCTATTGTGGTAAAATTTTAACGGTTAATGATGGGACACATACTTCCTATCATTATCATATTAACAAAGACGAAACTTTTTATATTCTAAGCGGAACTATGGTTTTGTATTTAGGAACTAATAGAGCTATTACTAATGTTATTGAATTAGGTATTGGAGATCGCTTTAACATTCCTCCTAGGACTATTCATTGTATAGCAGCAAAGCCAGGATCTAACTTAGTTTTCGCTGAGTTCAGCACACATCACGAAGATGCTGACTCATATCGCGTTTTATTTCCGAGTAATGGAGGATTATAATGAGTGAAAATACTTATGGAATTTGTTGCGGCTTCTGCGGTAGACCCCTCGAAAAGAATACCGTCCGAGTCTTTCAATTTCATGACGTGAAAGGCCATTTCTGCTCCCAAGACCACATGGAGCGGTTTAAGGGCGGAGAAAAATATTCTGGTCCTGATTGGGACGTAGCGTATTACGGTGATGAGGAATTAGAAGAAGACCTCCTCCCTGAAGACGAATTAGAAGATGATGAATATGATGAGGATGAATATGAGGATGACGAAGAGGATTAATAATCTTGGATACCCTGATATTTTTCAAGAGCAGTAACGACGAAATCTCCTTCACACTCCTTAAGGAGACTGGGGAGATAATATCATTAGATCAGGGAGACATCGTTAAGTTCATTGGCAAACCACACCCAAAAGCATCTTCGATTTTATGGGACAAGACTTGTGATATCATTGATAGTACACAAGGACAGATCAGAGTCGAGTTAAACGAGTTTGACACTTCAACCGCCGTTGATACCGGACTAGCTGAAATCAGGCTAGAAAAAACGAATGGACAATCTCTAGTTTTACAACAGTATGAATTTTTGATTAAAGAGTCCGTTCAGGATTCACACCTTTTTGGTGGTAATTATAACACGCATGCTATTATATACGGCGGTTTCTTAGAGAACAAAGATCAAACAGTCTTGGATTATTTCGACCATATACTTTTAGACGAAACAGACTTTTATTATCTAGATTCTACAATGTATCATGATAAGATTGTACTAAGTGTGTCTTTTTGGTCAAGCCCTAACAAGAATATAGATCCAACATACGGATTAATAAATGGTCCAGCGGATTTGGGTATGCCCCAGATACAGAATGAAAGAAGTCACTGGGTCTACACTATGGATGATTCATGGCTTTCTATATTTACAGGGGACCTCGAACTTCTGTTAGTAGATTTGTTTCTTCGTGACATAGAGATAGCAGGCGTAATGGTAGAAGACTGCTGGGCCGATCTAGGCGCTTGGGGCTTGTCTGACTCAGAAATGAGAACAGTTTGGCGGGACAGGTACGAAGATCCTGACGATCCTTTGAATACGAATATTATAGCTGATTGGAATAAAACTAGACTTGAGACACTCCAAGCTTCTTTGCGAACACTAGTAGACGCTTATACTACCGACAAAATTGTAATAGCAAACGGTCCAGTAAGAGCATTCAATGACAGCACGTCAACCTCCGGTGTTCATAGATTACACGAGAACGCAGGGTCAGATATCGCTAATAATATCAATTTATCAGTTATGAGGATTCACGATCCAGCAGACCCTAGTTTTGATTCAAGTGCAAGAGCTTTGCAGGGCGACTATCTTCAAGTTAATTGTATAGATGCTTCTGGGTTTTATGGTGAATGGTACGATTCAACATCCGGCATCGCTGTCGATAATTTTTACGAAGCATCAAAGTTGGCCATAGATTTCGAAGGTAGCCTCGGGATTTCTTTCGGCTATTCATTTGATTGGCTCAAGGACCAATACAATTTAATACTCAGTCCTGTAGGGAAAGATACTAGATGGTTTCTGTACTAAAAAGGATAAAAAATGGCTAAAATAAAATTCGATGGCCGGGACAGATACATTAGATCATTATCGAAATTGTCAATTAATAAATATATTAAAGGATATGTAATTGAATCTTTTGGTGCGATAGCTAAAAACTTCCAAAACACTTACAGAGATACAATTGACGGAGTTGTTCCGCAATCATTTCACAGACGAACCCAGGATGTATTTGAGCTTTTGGAGCAATCTGTTGATTCGTGCTTTAAATCATTCGCTACTGTTATTGATATAAAGGATAATCTAGAGGCTACAATAGGAATCATTATGAGCAAATACGAGAGATATGCTCAGGTATATTCCGATGCTTTATGTAAAAAGCTTTATGAGATGGAGGAATTCAGTGATGAGGATTTCTCAAAAGAGTTAGATAGGTTTATCAAAATAACAAATGAAAACATTGAGAATACACGAAAACATATTGACTTTGTTTTCACTTCTCGATTTGAAAGGAAACAAAATGGGAAAAAAGCAGGGACGAAGCAAAAAGGGAAATCCGATGGCAGCACAACAGATAAGAGCAAAGGGAAGTCCACAAGGGTCAAGACAGGCACCGCAGCCGACAAAAAAGCAACTCGAAAAAAAGTCTCAGAATGAGCAGCTACGAGAAGCAATCATTCAGATTCATGGCCAGTTAGCTCAGTTTGATCAGGCATTACGTGTCGCAGCCCTAGAGCGCAGCATCTTTATGGACGTCATGCAACAAAAGGTTGTTAGCAGAGAGTACATTTTGAGCGCACTAAAAAACAGGGCCGCTTCTTTTGGACTCCAGTGGGATGATGAAGGAGATAAAAATGAACAAGCGAGTTCTAGCGAACAAAATGAGAACAGCATTGATATTCCCGGAGAGAGTGAGTACAAAGGAACTGAAGGATATTCTGAGTAACGCAGTACCCGTCTACGGAGAACAAGATGAACAGGTATTTATGTTACTAAGTTTACTAGACCACAGACTTAAACAGGAGTTTGGTACTGGGTTAGAAAATAAAGTTACTATCGAATCTTATTCAGCGGATCTACTACTCAATGAGGAATAGACGATTCAGAACTGAATATAACTTCAGTAAAAGAGCAGAAGAGGTTCGTGATTTACTAAAAGAAATGTTTCCCTTCGCAAGAATGTATGTTGAATATCCCTATACGAGGCTATTAAAACGATATTACAAGCGAAATAATGTTAAAGAGAAGCACAGAGAACCTTATCTTTTATCTTTAACGAGGCTAAAGGCCGATTTCGTGTTACCTGATTTCGATATCATTATAGAAGTGGATGGAGAGCAACATTTCAAACCTGTTCAATTTGGTGGGATAGGTTACGAACAAGCGCTAGATAATTTTGAGGAGCAGAAGCACAGGGATTCTCTTAAACTACGTATGGCAAAAGAAATGGAGTGCAAACTAGTTCGTATTCCGTACAACGCCCCTATCTCTAAAGAGAGTCTCTATGAGGAAATAGGAGACTTTGATGATATATAAAGAAGATTCTACGGAGATATACGAGGATGGAGATCTACTAGTTTCAGACATAAAACCATTCGTTGAGGGCATTACGGGTGCTTTACTAAGAGGGCACGAAAGCCATAAACCAGATTGCCAACAGAACCTATATTTATATGCTTTTGAGTCAATGACAAATCCGCACCGCACCCTAACCTTCCAGCATCTAGTTAACAAGCTCTGGTGGAGGGCCGTAGATTTTATTCGGCGAGACAAGTCGTTTAATTTTTGGAAGAAGCATACTCCAATAACAGAAGTTGCTTCGAATAATTCTAGGTATACTAATAAGTTATCTTATAATGCTGATACCAAAATTGACATTGACAAGCTGTTTAAGTTTGCGGAGACTATCCTCTCGGAACGAGACCACACAATATTTCTTCTAACTTATGAAGGTTTTTATTATTCAGATATTGGAGATATTATGGGTGGATACAAGCCATACTTGATTAGAGCTAGTGCTACACGAACTAGAAAAAAAATGAGACGATTTATGGAGGAACAGGATAGCACCAGCACTACTTTATTACTGTAGGAGAGGAAATGCCAAAATCCAAAACTAAATTAAATCCAGGACAAAGACGCTCCCTCCCCATAGAGGGACTAGCCGAAGAAGAAGTTCAGCAAATACGAGCAATCGTCCAAGGGTTTTTAGAGTGGCGCGGAGATAATACACCCCTCCAGAAAGCCAACCGTATTATTGCCTGCGCCATCGATGCCAAGAAATATGATGAACGAACCGATAAGTATAGCGAGTGGTTTAATGCTCCAGGTCTCCCGAGAGATGATCCCAAAGCAACACTATTCAAGCGGATAACTGTTCTTTGTGGAAGAGGTTTTAAGCAGTATATGAATCTTCCGACGACATCCAAAGATCCCCAGAACCTCCCAACGAAAAAGAGACAAGGCGACAGAAAAACAAAAGACATATCAGCCTTGACTGAAGGTGAATTAGGTGAACTGCACAGAAGCAGAAAGCAATACATAAAAGAGTTTAATTTCAAAAGCAAGGCGGATCTAGTTCTTTTAGACCGCCTTCTTTACCATGAAGTTATCGCCAGAAGGTACGAAGAGGAGATGCTCAAGGTTGACGGGAACGCGGCAGCGAGAAGCGCACAATCGTTAAAGCATATAACCGATTCTATTCGTAATCTCCAAAAAGAACTAGGCATTACAGCCCTGCAAAGAAATCAAGAAAAAGATCAGAATATTCATGGATCAGTTGCGGACTTCATTGCTAGAGGACGAAGAGCCATGGAAGAAAACCCTCACCTACAGGAGAAGTGGTTAAAAGAAGAACTTGAGATGCTTATTCGTAAATACGAAAGATTTGACGAGATGGGCAACAGAGAGATTACGTCAGCAGCATTCATGAGATCCAGCGGCGGCGTTCCCGTTTCTGAGGCATATAAGATATTAAAACGAACACCGCCAGAGTAGAGGATAGCCTATGAGTAATGCTCCTGTACGACTTACGGAAGAAGAAAAAGAACAGCTTTATAAGGTGATATGGTTTTACATAAACCATCCGGTATTAGCTGTAAGAGATATTCTGGGATTACCTATTGACGCTCCGCATGTACGGATTGCTATAAGAGAAGAGTGGAACAATCACCATGTTATCAAGCTGCTCTCTAGAGGAATGATGAAAACCACTCTCGACGCTATCATGTCAATACTTGCCGCACTACTTATTCCAGGAATTAAGATACTAATTCTGGGTCCTAGATTCAGACAGGGACGATATACTTTTGAAGATGCTGGTATAGAGCCTATCGTAAGATGTCAAATGGGAGTACAGGACAAGACAGCATTGTTCGCCCTGAACTCCTGCGTTGATAAAGCAAAAGTAATTACTCGCGGCACTGACCTCTGGAGAATCAGATTCTCTAATGGTTCCCAGATCTTCACTGGTCCGATAGGGCAAACAGGAGATACGGTACGCGGTCTTCGTTCTAATTACACGAAGCTTGACGAGGTAAAAGACTTCTCAGATCGGGCAATCAATAAGGTAATTAAACCAATGTCCAATGTACTACAGAACCCAATTGGAGACGCAGACACCTCTCTCGTTAATAGGTTTACGTACTCGGGAACGATTGGATATTCGGATGACTACTACTCTTCCTTGATAAATGAATATCAAGAGAAGATGGATCCTGATTCAGATCTCTTTGACGATGATTATACAATAATAGAATTTAATTTTGAGGATACGTTCTATTTAGATAGCACAGAGAGTATAACTATCAATAGTTCGAATGTCGATAAGCTAATAAAACAGAATAAGGTTAAATTCTTTTATCGTATAAACTTATCTGAGATAATTAAAGACAAGGAATCCGATACCGTAGATTCCGAAGACTGGTTTGCTGAAAATAAGAATCGTCCTCTAAAGCTTGGGGATAGATTCTTTCCGTACCAGTTAATAAATGAAGTTTCAAATATGGAATTTACAGATCAAAATGATCCTAATTCCAAGTACAAGTTTCCTGAAGAGCTTTCGCTACTCGGTGGATCGAAAAAAGATTTCGCTGCATTCTTAGAGCCTATATTAGAATGCGACCAAGCGACTATCATGGGAGTTGACCCTGCCAGAGAGAGCGATAAAACAGCAATAGTTATAATTCGACCCGGCGAACTTCATGGGGATCCGTTTAATCATATAATCTACGCACGCACTGAGAAGCAAATGCCCATAAAAGAACAGGCCATGTTAATTCGCAGGCTAATTGACCAGTTTTCTGTTGAAGCCGTGTATATCGATAAGAAAGGTAACGGAGTAAGTATTATGGATGAACTCGTTGATCCAGATCTGACAAAGTTACCAGGAGCTATACCTATAGTAGATCCAGAATTTGATGAGAACCAAAGGCAACTAGCAGAATCTGGCAACGGAATCCCTATTCTTAACATGGTCAATCCTACTGTTGAATTAAATACAAACACCGCTACTCGATTACGGGCAGCCTTCCAGAAGAAAACTTTTTTACTCCCTAAGCCTTTTCCAATTCAAGGTGACCAAGAACTAGAGAGAGTGCATCGCGATATCCAAGCGTTACGAGGCCAGCTTCGAAAGATCAAGGCCAAACCAATCGGGCAAGGTTTAAAATTTTATATGCCGGAAAGAAAATCAGCCGACGAATCACTTGAACGTGGGTACAAGGATCTTTTTTCCGCCTTACTATACGCATTCCATGGCCTTTTATTAAAAGTCAGGCCGGATGATGATACCTCCAGAGGCAATCTCGGCTTACTTTCAGTAATGAGGCCAATCGTCGTTAGACGAAGACGTTAATAAAAGCGAGGTTTAATAATGGCCGCAACAGTTCAAATTCATTCATGGCATGGCGCTGGGGCTGGTTCCGGTACTAATATCAATAACGGAGAAGTGCGATTTAAATTAGCAGATAACGACACTGTTGATTTGAATGCTCCCCTCAGAGTGCCGACACAAGAACAGGTCGATGCCCTCATAGCATACACCTACTCTTTCAGAAAATATTTCAAAGTAAACTTTACCACAACACCTTCGAGCAGCATCTCCAACTTACGTTTTTTCACCGATGGGAACAATCTTGATGCCCAAGTAGTTTTACTAGCAGATCAGACTGACACATATCAGGAAAATGTGAGTGCTGATTCTACTGGAGACACAACCGCGCACTGGCTCGCGGTAAGCTATACAAAAGCATCACCTCTGGTGGTTAACTCAGGAACGGTTCTATCAAACCCAAGCACCGGCTATGGAACTCAGGATTTTGTTATGGTTCAAGCTATGGTGAGCGCTAGTGCAACGGCAGGTGTAGTTGGTCCTCAAGTATGGAGTTACAGGTACGACGAACAATAATAAAACCAACAACCCGGATTCATCCTTGGGATGGATCCGACAGGACTTAAGCCAATGATGGAGGACTAAATGTACTTGTGGAGACTTTATACCAAAGATGGGTCAATAATTAACGAGGGAACAGATCAGTACAAGTCCTCTGCCGATGTTCCGGCAGAGGACGTTGTACGAGTTGAGTATTCTACATTAGGTAAGGATTCTCAGTCAGTTTCTTTGGATATAGATCTCGAAAATGGGGAACGATTTTTCAGATTTTGGAGACGCTCCGCTCCAGTAGGAAGCTCTAATGTTTCCACAGTATATGTTCTTGGAAAAGAAAAGGATGGAGAGAAACTTCTTTCCGTTTATGTATATTCTGACGGAGATGTTGTGATTTCGACAAATCACGAACTTTAAGTGTTAGCTAACAAGAGGTTATAATGGCTACATATTACGTAGATGCCGACCATGGAAGTGATGCTAATGATGGTTTAAGTGCTCCAAATGCTTGGGCAACTTGGAGTAAACTTAATTCCACTACAATGGCTGCTGGTAGTACAATATATTTAAGAAGATGCGATACTGCGTATATTACCGTGCTAAATGATCTGTTCAACTCCATAACAGGAGACTGCCCTCCTTGGGCCACAACCAGCATAGTCGGAGATGACGGTAATTACGGTATTACAGAATGGGCAAGTGACACCACCACAGTTGTTGTTGGCAATAGCAATACAGGTTCTTATTCGTTACGAATTACGAATTATACTGAGTATGCTTATTCTTTTCATAATATACACTTCTTTTCTGGATATGGGTTATTTAGGTTCAGACCTGGAGTAATAACTAGATTCCATAACTGTAATTTCCAAGGTACTGGTTCATCGGATTCTAATAAGATCACTAGAAATGCTTTTTATTCCGAATACGGGGATGCCTCTAGAATAGAATTTCATGGTTGCACACTATCTAATTTTACTAATGCATCGTATCCCCCAGTACGAACTGTTTTTGATTCTAAAAAATGGTTTTTTTATGGATGCATATTCCAGAATAACAACAGAATAGCAACACATAACGTATCTTTATCGGACTTTAAATTCTTTGATTCGACAATAGAATGGACTGGCTATGGATTAATGGATTGGAATGGTGTTCAAGGGTTGATGCCTGCCGATTGCTCATTCTCTAGATGCCATATGAGACACACTACAAACGGTCTTCTGGACCTCTATTCGACAGTTGGACTAGGAACTATCCTTGCAGATGACGCCCCTGATTCGGAATCTAAATGGGGAACCTACCACGACCCATTAGTACCTCATTGCTATTTAGAGGATATTAATGGTATTCCTGGCCCATTCGGTAGAGCAGGGGGCCGCTGGGTAATCCTGTATGACAGCACAACTACAGATGATTTACGTGTGGAGGGTGGCGATTCGTTCATAAAATTCAGATCTTATCAGTACAATAATAGTTCTAACTATCCCTCGTATTTTAATGACACGACCTATTCTTTGTGTCTAGCCAAGTGGAACTTCACTATTCCGGAACAAGCAGATGCCTCAACAGGGTATGTGGCCACAGTTTACGTTAAGGCAGATGGAGGATGGGGAAACAATGACAGCCTAGGTGGAACAGGAGGAACGTTATACGCAGAAGTTGAGTATTTATCAGGAGAAACAGGTGAAGACATAGTGACCACAGCGTTTGAAGCTAGCTCCGAGGATCTGGCCAATGACAGCACATGGACACCTCTTACAGTTACTTTCACGCCTTCACGGACCGGGCAGGCAAAGGCGAAAGTATGGGTAAAGGAATATTATAGCAATACGGCCTTTTTATATTTAGATAATTATCTTGATGTAACACGCATAGAATAACTCCTTTAAAAAGAGGTTTGCATGTCTTTTCAGGGCGGCTTTTATAAAGGCTTTCTCCGCCTTCGCAGCGACTCCACAACATCTGCTGCTAGTCCGGCTGATTGGCAGGAAGGGTTCCCTATCTATCTACAGGGATCCTTTCCCCGCCCTTCAGGTATCGTGGAGACAGATACCACTGGATCGTATTCAGGTTCGGTATTAAAACTTACCGATTCCACTGGTAGTTATTCCGGATCTCTTTTCAAAACATCCGATAGCACAGGAACATGGTCAGCCGCCCCAACTACATTCCATCCAAATGATATAAATACCGCAAGAGACTTCCTTGACCGAGCTAGTTTATGGTTAGCCGCCGACCATCTTACTGGGACGTATGTCGATGATGACTCCGTGGAGTGGTGGCCTGACGCACTAGGATTGCAGGCGGATTTCTTCGGAGTAGGCTCTCCGACATTTAAAGAAAACATAATTAATGGCTTACCGGCGATCTATTTGAACGGGTCGTCTAGATTAGATTCTACTTGCGTCGCCTTGTGGAATTACGGAATAACGATCTTTGCTGTATTTAAGCAAGATTCTGGTGGCGGAGCATCGGAAGCTATTATTTCGGAGTCACTTAAGACATTCGGAGATGAGTGGGGATTAAGTGTAAGTGACTTCTGGATTTATGATTCTGGTATAGAAAGTATTGAATATACCTGCCCCACAGATACTTGGACATTCGTAACCGGTTACTATAATGCAAATACTGCTTTAAAGGTACACAGAGATAGCACGGCTTGGAATGTAGGTAGCTTCCCGCAGACAATATCTGTTTCGGATAATACAGTAACAAAAACAACTATTGGTAAAGCCGGAAATATTACAAATTCCGATTTCTCTGGCTATATAGCGGAGATCTTAACCTATGACGGGGAACTAACTTACGATGAAAGTCAATTAGTTCTTGACTATCTCATAAATAAGTATAATTTTCCGGCAGAAACAGACTCCACTGGGTCGTATTCTGCCGATGTTTTAGCTGCTTATGATTCTACCGGGTCTTATTCAGGAAGTATTCTAGAGAGATACGACTCTACCGGCTCTTATTCGACAAGCCTTACAGGTGTTATTGACTCTACCGGATCTTATAGCGCCAGCACTCTTTCTATCTACGATTCGACTGCCTCTTGGTCAGGGTCAATATTCAAGACATCCGACTCCACAGCCACCTATTCGGCTTCTATTCGCAAACCAACTGATACTACCGGATCGTATAGTGGCAATATCCTCCGGCGCTTCGATACTACTGGATCTTACTCTGGCGTCTTAATTGCACCTAATCGAGATACAACGGCAAGCTACAGCGGTGCCATCTTTTATTCCGATATAGATAGTACTGGATCATATTCAGGATCATTACTACTAGAATCCGATTCGACAGGATCTTATAGCGGCAGTATTTTCCAATCAAGCGATTCGACTGGATCATACTCCATGTTGGTGATCGGTGCGTTCGATACCACAGCATCTTATAGTGCCTTCTTATTTATAGAGGGAGCATGGGATACAACAGGTTCTTACAGCGCTTCGATTGGTGCAACCTATGATTCAACAGGCAGTTATAGTACTTATGTTACCGCAGGTGAAGTACTAGCATATCTATACTACGACAAAATATATGTGCAAATAACTGACCCAGTAGCCTCGAAACCTCTTTTTTCACAAAAAGTTATCAATTCAAATGTTACATATTGGTCCTATAAGGCGTATATATATATGAAGACATACCATGTCGAGGTATATATAGACTAACCTATGGAGAGATGATGTCCACCAGAGATAAAAAAATCCAAGATTTAGTAGATATATACCAAGGTACTACACCTAGATTTGAATTTCATATCAGTCAAGATGGAACAGCCGTTACTTTGAGTGAAAATGTATACGTCTACTTTTCTGCTAAACGTGGATTTAGATCGGATACATACATATGGGATGCAAGCTGTGAAGTTGTAGGGGACGGAACAATGGGCATTTGTACTTGCGTACTAAGTCTAACAGACACAACTAGTTCCCACCATGGTTTGTTTGCAGAGCTTAGAGTAAACGACAATATACTACAAACTTCTGATGTTGTTGGTCAATACAAGGTAAATGTCCTTCCATCTGTAGGAGGAAACTAATGATTCCTGTTAGTACAACAAGGGTAAGAATAAAGGAATGCGAGGATTACGAGCATAACAAAAAATACCAAACGTATAAGGCTATAAGACAAGAATTAGGAAAAGCACATACAGGGGAACTATATCCAGCATCTTTTTCCGGTATTGAGGATATGTGCAGAATAGCCTCTCCCAGTAATATACTAGAAATAGGATTTAATGCTGGGAATAGTTCTCTAATGTGGCTGTTAATCTCAGACGCTAATGTTGTATCTGTAGACATAAAAGAAAATAAAAAATCTTTCGCGGTACTTTCGGACAAATTTCCCGATAGATTTTCTTTTATACTTGAAGATTCTAAGAAGCTGTACACCGCAAGCGACTTCAAAGAGTTCAGAGATGGATATTTTGATTTTGTTTTTATTGACGGAGATCACTCGAAAGAGGCCATAATCTCAGACACTGAGTTAGCTATAAAAGTAGGTAGTAAATATATTGCCTATGATGATTATATTTACGGCCCTCATGCTGAAGACACAAGAGAAGCTATCAGTCATTTTGGACTAGAGATTGTTTCGGAGTACGATTTAGGAGCAGGGCAGGTTTTAACAAAGGTCTAGGAAAATAATGGGAAAGTATAAGATTCTTCATGTTTTAAGTTTTTGTAATGAACGTGGGACGACACCAACAGTAACAAATATTGTGAAGAACATGCCAGAATACGATCATTTTTTTGTATTTTTTGCTGTTAGTAGTGAAGAAGCAAAACAAGAGTTTGAGAAGTACGGAACTGTTGTCGTAATGGAGGAAACTTCTCGCTTGTCTTTTGATTACCCACAGCTTCCTAAATTTGTACAGGATAACGAAATAGATCTTGTACATGTTTATCTTCCTGGAGATAACCTTCCAACGTACATAACTGAATTATCGGTTCCTGTCGTTATGACAGTAAATTGTACTAAGGGTTGTCATTTCGATATGGAACACCTTGCAAAGGTCATTGTTCCTTCGGAGTATTCGGCCAGTTTAAATCCCCAGCTTAACCCCCAAGTGATTCCATATGGATCAGATCCCTTACCGCCCTCTTTAAATTTCACCGACTGGCGTGACTTTTACGGATTTGACAGAGACGCCGTTTTAATTTCAAGAGTCGGTTCAATTGAAACAGTAAAGCATATAGAAGACTTTTATAAAGTCGCTTCCTATTTTAGACATCTAGAGAATGTTCACTGGATTATCGGCGGCAAAGATTCCGCAGGAATGCTTAAGTATCTGAAATCCCAAGCAGATAATCCTAATATTGTAGAGTTAGGGTATTTGTCAGAACAAGACAAGTTTGATCTTTATAATGCGTCAGATTTTTGTCTTTATCCTAGTGAATTTGAAGCCTTCGGGTTTTCGTTATTAGAACCTTTGATGTGCGGAATTCCCGTAGTAAGCTATAATGAGTCAGCAATCCCCGAAACAGTTGGCCCTGGCGGCATCTTAGCTCCATTTAATAACGTAGAAGCCCTAGCTGAAGCAACTGCATCTTTAATCGCCAGACCACTATTACGAGAAGAACTTGGTCGTTTGGGGTATGAACATTGGCAGGGTAGATTCAAATCACAATTTTATGCAGCGGGCATAAAAGGCACATACAAGGAATTATTAAATGAGCGATTATAGACAGATAGAAACAGGCGATGTGCCAAATCGCCCTGAAATTCATCCTCTAAAGAAACTAGAGGATTATCAAAACCTATCTGCCAATGATATAAATGCTAGATATATGCGTGTCATCGATCATCAATTATCTACAGCAACATATTTTTCCAATAAAGTAAAGAACCCTTCTACTTATCTCTCAACCGAGCTTGAGAATTATGCCACTGTTTATGGCGATGAAGAAGGCGAAGACGCCAAGGATACAAAAATACGAGAAGTAAAGCTTGCCCGTCAAATACATCGCTTTGAGCCTTTAGTTTCCACCGGGATCAAAAGACTTGTTTCATTTACAGTAACCCCTGGAAGCTATGAGAATGTTGAAGAGCCTGAGTTCGCGCAAATACTTACCTATTGGTTAAAGAATGTAACAGCGCTTGATGAATTACCTCAGTTTGCAAAAGGAATGCCAGGAATTCAGGTAGTCCTTGGGCGCTTTGTTCGCCGCCTTCTTATAGATGGTGATCTTATTACAAGTGAGAACTGGGAAAAGGTAAAGGTTCCCCTTGTAAGCGATACTGGGACTATAAAATACAAAAGAGTTTCCCTACCTACTCGTCTTGATATTCATGATGTTCTTTCTATTGATATACCCGAACTTCCAGCGCTTTATGGCCGTGAAATTATCAAGATTAGAGTTCCAGAGTCTCTTGTTGAACTAGTAAAGAAAGAAAGCAAAACTCCTTCGGAAAAGCTAGTAGTAGAGCAGCTAGACCCCGAAATTGTCAGACAGATTAAGGGTGGCTCAGAAACTGTTAATCTTTTCCCCGGCGAGAAAAAGATTCCATCACTGACTTCGCATATTAAGTTAGATGACGATGACTTCATCCGTTTTGGTCGCAGCTTCCTACTTCCTTCTTTTGAGCCAGTTGCCAAGAAGCATCGTATCCGCGCTCTTGATGAAGCTACAATCACTGGAATGATTAACCGCTTAACCATTATCAAAGCAGGAATTATAGATACTGGAAACAATAATGTAACTATAACCCCTGAACGTCTTATGGCCCTAGAAGATCTTATAAGTAAGCCTAAAACCAATGAGCTTATTATCTGGCCGGGAGATGACATTAGTGTTTTGGATATTGGCGCTGACGGCAAAGTATTTGAGTATACGAATCGCTACGAACACGTTGATCGCGATATCCTCGCTGCACTCGGAATACCGAGAATATTGATTGATGGTTACAGCGAGACTAGAACGGATAATGCTTATGTTTCGTTCTCTGGCCTTAGAGAATTCTTAACACAAGATATTCGTAATATGAGACTGGTTCCATTTATGGAACGAATTGGTAGAGCTATCGCTGAAGAAAATAAATATAAAGCGGAGTATCCTACTTTCAAATTCTCTAGAATGAATCTACACGACCCAGAGATGCTGTTAGCCTATAGTAAGTTCTATTATGATAGAGGAATGACTTCCCAAAAAACTACACTCGCTGATGGTGGATTTGAATTTGAAACAGAAAAAGATCGTAGAGACTTCGAGTCCGAGAATGGCATTGTTGAGGAACATGGTATACCTATCCTTCCATTCAATTCAGATCCATCAAAAAATCCCGGATCGCCTCCTACCAAAGAAGAGACATTAACAGAAGAAGACACAGATGATGTTGCCGCTTCAGTCAAGACAAATAAAGAGCTTGCCATCGCGTCCCTAAAGGATGATATAAGAACACTTTACGAGACACATACGCAGCGAATTTTAAATAGGGTTGAAAAAGACAACATCTCAAAGTCTGCTATACTTGGCGCTTTAATTGTCCTCTTCGGAAATTTAAAGAGCATAAGTTCCAAGCATGTAGAAGACATGTACAAAGACTCCCTAGAGAAAGATATCTCCCAAGATCCAGAAACCTTGGAAAAAACTATTTTTTGGGTAGAGGAGTCATATGACTCATGGTACGATTCACTTTCAGAAAAGATAGATGAACTAGATAATGGTTTAGATCTGGAAGTAAAACTCGCCGCATTTACTGTTATATTTAGTTCTGCTCTTGCTCAAAGAATACACAAATACGAAGTCTCCTTTTCCAAGAAAGCTGAAATAGCTGCAAAGGTTACTTCCAGTATTGCAAGAGGTAAGACTTGGGGAACTTGGGAAACATCATTCGTTAATAGCTGTCCGTACTGCGAAGCAATGCACGGTAAATCTATGCCGATAGGCGAAATAGCTGAACGAATCCCCGTTCATCCCGCGTGTAATTGTTCGTATATAGAGCATACGTCGAAACCTAAAAATGCAGATACTAATATTCCTAAAAAAGATCCTAACAATTGGAGTAAGATTTCATCCTAGCATTGGATATAAATTTATGGTTAATAATTCGAATCTTCAGAAGTTAAGGGAACTTACAGAGAAGCTAACTAAGGCGGAAGAGAAAGAGCAAGCCTTCATAGAAGAGCTTGAGATCCGAAATAGGATTGTCAAAGCATTCTTAGATACGCCTGACGACACAGTATTTAATAAAGTATTAGAGATTATATTAGAAGTGACTGAAAGCAAGTTCGGATTATTTGGGTATTTTGACGGGACTAATTCCATATGCCCTTCGATAACTGAAGATATCATTAACGAAGAAGTGCGAGACTCCTTAACCTATCTAGACTGTAATCTGTGTGGAGGGAAACATGTGATATTTCCGTTCCATGTGTGGAAAAACTCAGGAGCTTCTTGGGCTAAGTCGTACCAAGACGGGAAGTTACGGCACAGTAACACACCCTCCAAGGGAATACCCCTCTGGCATGAACCAATATTACGACATATAACTGTTCCCTTCGTCTGCAACAATGGCTACACTGGAATACTAATCGTAGCAAACAAAGAAACTGATTATACAGATAGAGATATCCACAAACTTCAGATTATTGCCGGTCATATTGCTCCAATTTTATGGTCTAGGTTTAAAATTCTAGAAGAACCTAGCTAGATCACTTCCTTTACGAAAGCGAAAAATACGACTATGAATGGAAATGATTTTAAACCCGGAGCATCCACCAACGGTTGGAATGAATGGGGAAGGCATGTCTTGGCCGAACTAGAGAGATTAAATGTTGCTTATGAAGCATTGGACGAGAAACACCGAACGCTGAATGAGAATTTTGTTGCGTTAAGGACTGAGTTCAAAGTTAGATTAAGTTTTTTATCAGGAGGCGTAGCTTTTGTTGTTAGTATAGTTACCGCCATTATTACCAATCTTCTTTCTCACTAAGAAATAATCATTAGGAGTCACAATGTCTTATAAGACACGGTATATTGATGAAATTACTTCTGAGCTAGAGCTTAAGCTGCCCACAGAAAACAAGGAAGTGCTAAGAAAAAAGGCAGTTACCATCTTCAATAAGATGCACTCCTACTCAAAGAGTGACGGCTACGCCCAGAAGAATACAATCTTTGCTTCTAGTGTACAGAATGCTGTTGAATTATTTCTACTAAAAGAGAACATGAGCGCACTTCCAAAAAATAGAAAAACTACTGATATTAATAAGGTTACGCTAGATGCCGTCTTCGTTGAAGCGAAGAAAATATCCGTAGAAAACATTGCCTCCGCATCCGAGAATAGTCAGGAGATTAAAGCCCTCTTAGCAGATAGAGACGATTTAATTCTCCTTGAGCTTATTTTAGTTGTTGAAGGCGTGAATGCCAACAAAGACCAATTCACTGCAGATGAACTAGCGAAGTCATATAAAACTCTAATTGGTATGCCTTTAACCGAGGAACACGGTTTAAAAGATATCCAAGGGGTCTATTATGATTCAGAGTTAGTGGATATTACTGTCTATGATTCTGATAAAGGACAGCATGAGATGCGTAAAGCTATCAAAGCTCTTGCTGTTTTTTACAAGGATAGGTTTTTAGATGAAGCTGAACTGCTGATACTACGAGCAGAAAAGGGAACACTTAAGTTCTCGATGGAGTGCATGTTTGAGAGCGCCCAATGCTCAGAGTGTAATGAGGTTTACGATAGCCCTATTGACTATTGTGAACATCTGTGGCATCGTTACGACGAAGCCTCAGCAACAGGCAGGATACTATTAGGCGTTACTTTCGTTGGCGGTGCCTATGTTAAGCATCCTGCTGAAGATAACGCAGTTCTTCTTGATCTGAAAGATTTCTCCGAAGAAGAGGTTATGGCGGCAGCGGCTAGCCGTGGACCTCTGTATTCTTACGCGAGCGATAACAAACAAGTTGTTTGGGATCACTCTAACATTTCGTGTTCCCGATGTTCAAGCTCTTCTAAAGGAGGAGATAGCTCAATGAAAGATTTTGACCTAATTAAGAACACTGAGGAATTCAAAGAGTATTTTAAGGCCGAGCTAGAGAAAGCTGTCGCTGCCAAAGTTGATGAGATGGAAAAAAATTCTGAAACTGAGGCGATCAAAGAGGAGAATACTTCCCTTAAAGATCAGCTTGAAACAGCAACCGAGAAGATCGGTGAGCTTGAGAGTGATATTGCCGAGCGTGATGCTATGGCTCGCGCTCTAGATCACATCTCTTCTCTGAAAGAGGCTGGACTTACCTTGAGTTCCGAGCAGGAAGAAAAGTTTGTCAAACTGTTTAAGGCAGCATCAGACGATGATGTGGAAGCTATTAAAGAGTTGGCTCTTCTTCAAGTAACTGCTGGCGATCCTGAGAAGGAAGACGCCGGTGACGAACAGGATTCTGACGATGACTCTGAAGCTGACGACGAGAAAGACGCGAAGGCTGACGAGGAAGAGACAGATGAGGAAGAGACCGATGACGATACCACAGATGACGAAAATGATTCTGAGGCTTCCGAAGATGAGACTGATGAGGATGATGAGTCCGAATCACGAGTAGAGGCGTCGAAAAAGCGTAAGCGTGCGCCAAAAGGCGGAAAAGATGAGGACGAGATTGTTCTTGCCCACATCAAAGATCCCAATACTAGGGAGCTTGTCCGTGTAATGCGCGCAACTCACAAAAACGCACGTCCTGAACTTTATAACAAAAACTAAGGAGTTAGTTACACATGTATCTTAGCTTTCCTAATGCGCCCGAATTTGTCCACAACGGCAACTTCAAGAGTCGTGGCGTTGTGTGGCAGGGCCAGATTGGCGTCCTTAGCGATGTCACCACTGCGGACGGAACTGCCGTAGTTTTCGAGCCTCGCAAATTCGTCAAACGTATCGATTCGGTCAACAATGTATGGGAAGACACTACTGGTGAAACCGCCATGTTCTTCCTCATGTACAAGTGGCCCAACGAAGACGAGTATGAGGACTCACTGTTCGCCTATGGGCAGAAAATCCTAGATAATACACCTATTGTGTGTATCGACCTTAATCAACCGGGTGTTATCGTTGAGGACTATGTGACCGCCGATAATACCTCCGGTCTTGCTGGCGCTCAAGCCACATGGGCTGCTGCCGCCTATGGCGACCCCATGTATATTGATGGCGCTGCTCCTGCCATGGGACTGTGGACTCTGACTTATGCAGAGGCGACCACAAGCAAGGCTCGCGCAATCTTCATGGAATACAAGAACGGCTACGTTACCTACATGACTACTGGTGCGTTCGCCAGAGTAAACTACTAATTTGAGGAGTAGACAATAATGGATGTTATTCGTCACAGAACTCAGGAATCCGAAGCTGATGCGAAGCTGGAGAAACAGCTAAAGCGCCTCGCGGAGGACTTTAAAAATCCTGAAATGAATGGTGCTTGGCATGCGTTTGCTGCTGAGATCACCCGTCAGGCAATGGATGAGTTCCGCTATGTGGATCTCACTCCTCTGATTCTGAAGAGTACCACTCTTCCGCGCAATGCTACTCGCATTGTGTTCAAGGATCTTGATGGCTTCACCGCCACCACGGTTTCTGCCGGTGGTATTCGTCAGTCTTTCCGCCTGAAGAAAAGCCGTTCCATTGTCTATATCCCTGATGAGTATGAGAACGCAACTATCGAACTTTATCAGGAAGATATAATTAATGGTAACTACGGCTCCGTTGCCAGTATCCGTGAGGGTATTCGCGACATCTTGGCCAAGAAGAAGATGGCCAAGGTTCTTAATGAACTCCATACTTACGTCAATGGTGATGACATCGTTGATGTTGATGGTACCTATGGTTACACAGACGCTGGTAATGAGAACTACATCTATACTGGTGGCTACGAACTCGATAAGGGTACACTGGACTTTGCTCTCCGCAAGGTCATCGCCCGTACTGGTGGCGTAAAGGCTATCGTCGGCCATGCCGATTATCTACTGCCGATCTGCGACTTCACTGGATTCCTCGCCAACGAGGCGACTCCAGGTCAGAAGGAAGAACTGCAGAAGCGTGGTTGGATTGGTCAGTATCGCGGTGCTAACGTCATTACTATCCCTGAATTCCAGGATGACAAGTATGGCCGCTACACTTGGGACACTAATAATGTTTACATTATCGGTGACAGAATGGGTGAGATCGCCAATATTTATGGCATCGAAGCCGTCTCTGACTTCCAAGCCATGCGTTCGGTACGCTTCGTCGGTGGAGACCAGAAGTACGTTGTCTTGGCTCAGGATCCTGAGCTTAAGCGTGGCTTCCGTATCCAGATGGGTGCTGCAACTTAATAGTTAAATAGGTTGATATGGGGCGAGAGCGTCAGGTTGCTCTCGCCCCGGCGACCTTCTTTTGAAGGGAGGCGACACATGAGTAATGTGTTTAAAATTCAAGATTCAAATTCGATTGTTCGCGTAAAGAATGTTATGGGTGCTGGTCACATTGCCATCATGGACGGCGATAAGTCTGTGATAATTACCTCAGGCCAAGTAGCTGAAATTACTTGGAAAGCATGGGTTAATTGCCAGAAAGATCGCAAATTACAGCGGTGGCTTAAATTAGATGAAAGTGTTCATATTACAGAAGACGGAGAAGTCATTCTATATGGAGTAAAGCTAGCCGATGGTGAAGAATTATTATCTCACGAAGATATGTTTAATTATTTTGCTCTCCCGGCGGCTGTTTTCTCTACCCATGTAGAACAGTTAGGTATAGCAAACCTAAAGAGACTGCTTGAGGAAGCCGCCACACGCAGTCGAGATGATTTTATAAAGATTATTGAGGCCAGAATCATTAGGCTAGAAGGTGAGATCTCTAGCATCGATGTTGAAACTGGTGAAGAGTACGACACTTAAAGAGGTTTCTAATGGCGCTGTCTCAATTAGAAATAATGCTTCTCAGAATTCGTGTCATGATAGGTGATTTCAACGAAGACGATAATGAGAATCGTTATACTGACAATCAACTAAAGAAAATGCTAAGAGTCGCCATTGAGCAAGACTCCGGGCTTAACTCAGTTGGTTTAGGTGGAACAGACAATATTACTGATGAAGATGACAATGTTTACACGAGTTACCTTATTTCTGGAATGAATGATACAGCGGAGGCCATGTACTGTCTTGCTGGTCAGCTTCTAATACTAGAGGCAGAGTACTATTCGTATATTGCTGAAGGTGGTGGTGTGTCAACAACTCTCGGCCCCGCTTCCCTAGATGAGAAAAGTGTTATCAATTCCATGAAATCCAATCTTCAAATATTAAGAGATAACTATAAAACTGCGCTGCGTGATTACCAATTAGGTAAGAAAATGATGCCCATAAGAATTCCAATTTATGACACAGGTGTAGAGGACTAATGGCTTCAACAGTCAATAAGGGTACGCGATCAGCGAAAGTAGCTCAGAAAACTTTTCTGAGACTCTTTAATCGTCATGCCCGTGAAGTCTATTATTTTGGCAAACCTTCCAGAGTAGAAAGAGATTTGCAAGTGGGAGGCGATCTCTTTGTTGATGAGTTCGATAGTTATGTGGAGGAGTCCACCCTCGACTATCAGGACTCATCTTCCTGCCTACTAGGAATTGTTACCTCTGCCGAACCATCAAGTAAAGTTCGCTACGGAGAAATAGAACAACTCCCAGCAGGGTCCTTTCATAAAGGCTCCTACTACGTTATGTTTCGCCTTGACGATGTGATTTATGACCCAATAGGGCATCCGAATCATACTTTATTTGATAGAGAAAGTGACGCTGAATTGGGATGGGGTGGGCAACGGTACGCTATAGATTCTTATAGTATTGAAGGTTACGGGGATTTGGATTTTTTTGTAAAGGTATTGGCGCATAAAATAAGTTAGGGGAAATTATGGATAACAAGGATCAGCCCGTCAGAGTCATTATTGACAGAACTGGGCAGAAGAAGGAAGAAGATTTTCACACAAAAGTTATCTTTCACGGAGGCCCAGACGAAGGAATTACCCATGAATGTCAGCGAGCTATTCGCAGAATCATGGAATCCATCGAGGAGCACACTAACTACGATAAATTAGATCCAAAGACAAAGAAAGTTGTTCGTGGATCTGTTTTAGATAGCGTAAATCAATTCCGCAGAATTGCTATGGTATACGTTAAAAACGCAGGAAAATAATATGTCGCTCATAAGACTGAAAATAAATCATTCCAGCATAACAGGTAGGCCGGGAGGAACTATTTCCAGGCATATGAGCGCCTTGCGTAGAAAAGACGGAATGCTAGTCAGAGATTATCTAGTCCCGTCGATGGAAAAAATACACAAGAATGTGCTTCGTCGCATGAATTCAAGGCCATTCAAAAACAATAGAATGTTTATAAATCCAGCAAACAAATATCAGCCGACTCCTGCCCCCAAGGGTGTCGTAAGAGATGCGATAAAAAATCAATTATCTTACGAACAGAAAAAGCTTTTCGGATTATGGGGAAGTCGAACAGGTGTTTTCAAAATGGGTGTTGGCAATATCAATGCGCTTGATTATGCGACAAGAGAGGAGAGACTGGCCTTTCTAAAAGCATCTCTCGGCGAAGTTACCGAAGCAAACAGACAATATAACACTAGAGACGGTCATTCTATCTGGAGGATAATTGAATTCGGATTAGATTCTGGAGGATATGAAATTAACCCAGTTGGGCAGATTGTAAACGCTAAAGGGAAAACCCTTTCGATAAACAAACCTTTTTTAGTTTTCTATAGTTCAAAAGCTGGCGGGACAGTATTTGCCAAGAAGGTACGGAAGCATCCTCCCTTTAAAGCAAAGAGATTCTTCTTAAGGTCAGCACACCAAGTTTATCAGGAAGATCTCCGTGGATTTCAGAAGGCAGCCTTCCGAGGATTACATGCTATCAACAAAAGTATTCACGGTAAAACTACTCGCCCAGGGCCGGTTTAAAAATGAGTTATGATGGATCGTCCGCATATCTAGATTTAGATTCTTTATGCGAATTGACATTGAAATTTTATATAGCGGAACAGTTTAAGCTATATGGATTCTATGTCTTTTCGAACGATTCAACTCGTATCACTAATATTCGTATATCATTTGTACACAACGAAGAAGTAATTGTAACACGTAAACAATTACAAGATCCGAATAGGCAGATTCCTTTGCCTATTATTACTATCGAGCTTCCGGGATCTAACGAGGATCCGTATCAACTCGGAGGAGACGAAGGGATGATGGTTTATAGCCCATTAGTGACTATATACGCATCTTCAAAACTGGAGTTAAATAAGATTACCAGCTTTGTTAGGAATTTACTAGATAATAGAGACATCCCAATAAAGAATTATAATATGGGCATGCCGCTGTTATTAGAGGATAATTCATCTGTTCCCACTCTAGTTTATGGTACAACAGATGAGGCGGTTTCATCTAAGGCAGTCGATCCGTCTGACGAAAGCCTTGCCGGAAGATATTTAGGAGTTGTTTCGACTACTCTTAGAGTTCCTAGACAAAAATAACCTTTATTATAAGGAGGAAGTGTTTTGCCAACAAAACATCGTCAAATTAAGCACACTCATAGTGCCTGTGTCATAGACGATTTTATCACTCCTCGTGTGACTAGTTGGGGTTATTCCTCAGACCTCGCCTCTGAAGAGATTGAGGAGCTGGGTAATCCTAATATTGTTGAGGTTCTTGACGACACTCCCACAGTTTCGTCTACTCTTGACCTTAACGATTATGGTTCAGTGCAGACTCTTGCAGTTCTTTCCGAACGCATGCAGTATTCAGCTAATAATGATAGCACACACTGGACTGTTACTAATACACACTTCGAGGAAGCCGCTGTTGATCTTCTGAACCATATCAAATCTGGGGCAGACGATTCTCTTAATGATCGTGCAGTGTGGTTAAACAACTGTACAGTAACAAGTTACAGCGGAACGTATTCAGTCGATGGCTTTGCTACTGAGTCGATTTCACTAGAAAACTCTGCGCAAACGCAGTTTATTAACAATTATAAGTATGTCCGTGTTCTTCGTCCGGTTGTTCATTATGATATAGCAGATCCAACTGGAACCATAGCTGGTGCCTGTGATGGTACTATGGCTCTGGCTGTTTCGCCTAGTGTAGGTGACAGCACTACTTAGAGTGACTTTGATTACTGGAACGAGCTTGGTGATCTATGGCGTGCAACTACTGGAGAAGTTACAGGTCTCTACCTTACAGTCGATGGTGTGGTTCAAACAGACGCAGACTGGGCTTACGATGGTACTTGGGTTGCCTCAACAGTAGGTAATCTCGGTAATATCGACTTCAGTGCGACCAATAGATACCGCCTCATTGCTAGACACGAAGGTCTAGAGGGCGACAGCACAAACTTCGCCGGACCTACCGCGACAGGCCGTGCTGGTCTACGTAAAGGTAATACCAAGCTTTACTTCTGGGATAGTGGTTCCGGCGCTGCTGGTTCTAGTGCCCCGACAGTAGGCTCTTCTTACTACTCCAAGAGAATCCAGTCGATTTCGATTGATGTTTCATGGAATAGAGAGCAGCTAGAGCAGCTTGGTGAACATGAGCCTTACTTCCGTGGTGTTGAGTCAACTGAGGTTACAGCGACATTGAACGCAATCGGTTCTAACGCGGAACTATTCGCAATCGCTGCAGGTATGACCGTAGACGGCACTGGATTCTATAGTGATGAAGTTCATGAAATGAAACTCACAGACTTCCAGAGCGCTACCAACCTGTCCGCTCGTGTTGATGTTTTCAATAGCACAGACACAGCGAAGCATGTAGCGAACAACCGCTGCAAGTATATCACGATGACTGGTGGTAAAGTTACCAGCTTCGGACACTCAATCGATGTTCCGGGTCGTTTAAGTGATGACTTAACTCTCACATTCAACGCCGTTACTTGGGTTGGTGATCAGATAATTGCAGAGAGAGATCCGCTAGACGCATAAGCTAGCTAATTAATTAGGTTTTCCCCTCAGGGAATATACAAGGAACAACAGAAGGGGTCTATTCGTCTTGCTAGTGCTTGGCGCGTAGGCCCCTTTTTTCTTTGGAAAAGGAGAAGGATATGTCAAATCCTGAAAAGACAAAGGAACAGTTGGAGCAGGAGCGCAGAGAAGAGGAAGAGCTTCTTGCGAGAATCGCTTCAGACCATTTAGAAGATAATTTCCCTTGCACACATGATACAGGTATTAGGTGTAAGTTACGCCAAGAATGCTACGAAGGAGGCAGAACAAAGCCTATGTGTGACATCAAAGAGTGCAAGCACAACAATTCTCGTATAATCAGAATTTATCGCCCCTCATTTCAGGACAAGAATGATGCTGACAGATACAAGAATTCCTACTATATCAAAGCATTGAAGGACGGATTACTTCCCAGACAGCAACTTATCGGTGAGGCAAAGCTAGCCGGTATTTGGACAGACGAGAAGGAAGCACGTACTTCTGAGTTAGTTGCTGAAGTCGAGGAGCTTATTACTGAGCAGAACAAGGCCAAAAACCTTGCAAAGAAGAGAAAGCTATCAGCAAGAATAAACGAACTGAAGGCCGAACAGCTTCAGATTGCGATGGAATACTCTGAGATTACACAGTACTCCATTGACCAGTATTTAGATAACGCAGAGCAGAGTTTCTTAATCGTAAGATGCGCAAAGGAAGTATCTGATAATGGCAAAGAAACTCCGATTTACCCATCTGTTGGCGAACTTAATCAGGAGAGAGATCTTGATTTTGTTCAAAGATTGACTAGTGCTTGCAGTACTTATTGGATGGGAGAAGGACTTGAGGATTTTCTGGAGTACGGGCAATCGCCAGGAGACATGATATCAGAGCAAGATACCGATTCTCAAAAGAATTAGGTATTCCGTTCTTCCCTGGTGTGAGCGGCACTTTGGAACTATCAGATCTACAATTGAGACTACTAGAATTTATTAGTTTGTATGAAATGGTAGAGGAAATGGATCCGAAGGACAAGCCGGATGAGGAAACCATTCGAGATGACACAAAGTTCGATGAATGGTTAAAGGAATTTAGTAGACAAAGGAAATATGAATCTATTCATGGTCCATCTAAAAAAGCCTCTGATCACCAAAATGTTATAGTATTCCATCCTGAGGATGAAGAATAATAGGAGTATATAATGCCTGCTAATGTTGGATCAGAATTTGTTATTGGTGCAGTATTTGACGGATCGAAGGCTGTATCTGGCCTAAATGATTTTATTAAGCAAGTAGAGTCTGCCGCCGCACAAGCCTCTGTGCGGATAGCACATGCTGTGTCTTCTGGTACAGTACTGGACGACCAGCAGCTTCAACGCCAGATGAAGGAAGCCTCTAACCTATCCGAACGTCAAGGAAAGAAAGCCAAAAAGCAAGCACATTTAGCGACTTCGGATCTTGTAGGCGGTATCGACAAGGCTTCCGAGGGTATGATTCGCTATGCGAGCATTATTAAAACCACTATTACTAAGGTATTAGAGCTTTCACAGGCTCTTGGTCAATTTGGTGGGACTAATAAACGTGTGATGGGCGAAGTCACTGCCGCTGTCAGAGCTTATGCCGCAGAAATCCAGAGTCTAGCAGCAGTTATGAATGTTCCTACAAAAGATCTATTGGGTTCGATGGCAGCCCTAGGAGATATACGAAGAGCATTAATCGCTCAGAGAACTAAGATGCAGCAACTTGCTGACTCTGATAAATCAACAAGACAAAAAGCACTTAAGGATGAGCAGACTCTCACTGAATTAGTCCGCTCTGGTGTTTCAGATTATGATAAGCGTTCCATAGCTCTTAATGAAGAGTTATCTTTCTATAAGGACATTAACGCCAAACAGAAGGCTTACGGAGATGAATTAAAAAATAATCTTCGGACAAAAAAGAATTTTAGTGATATTAATGACAAGCACATAAGAGACACAGTTAAGCAGCAAGCAGCAGCGAAGGGATTATCTGAGCAGCAAGCTATGCAACTCCATTGGGCAGAGCAAGTCGTTCAAAACAATAGAGCGATGGAGAAAAGCTCAAAGGCAGTTGCCGATCTCTCTGCTAAGACCGAACACGGATTCAGAGGTGTTGCCAAGCAAACCCTATTCGCTGCAGCTAATTTAGCAGTAGTAGCGAAACGTGTTATTCTATGGTCATCTGCCACCGCCGCTATCTTTTCTACGATGCAAGCAATTACTGGGTCTTTTAGAGATGCAATTGATTTACAAGATAAGATGATTCAAATTGCTAAGATTAAACCCTTCGGATTTGAAGTTGAACCCTTGAGACAAGAAGCTTTAGATGTTGCAAAGCGCTATGGTATTGAAATAAAAGAAATTGCTGAGACCATGCGTGTCTTCGCACAGCAAGGTAAAAATACTGCAGAGATTATTGAGTTAATTAATATCGCCTCCAAAGGTGTTGTCGCGACAAATCTTACGATGAACAACAGTGTGCAGTTACTTACCGCAGCTATGAATATTTTCCAGCTATCTGCCTCAGAAGCTGGAGAAGTTCTTGATAAGATCCAAGCAGTCCAAGCCAACTACGCTGTAACCGCAGAAGACTTAGCGAATGCTATGCGCCTTCTCGGTCCAGTTGTTCGTGCGCTTGGTTCCGATATGGACTTCCTGTTCGGCTCTGTCACCGCACTCGCTGAATCGACACGACAGTCAGGTAAGTTTATTGGTAACGCCTTAAAAACAATCTTTGCTAGATTACCTAAGAAGGATTCGGTCTTCTTACTTAATAGCCTAAACATAGCCTTGTTTGAGGGGAAGGATGCACTAAGACCTCTTGATGAAATACTGGGTCAAGTAGCAGACAATTGGGATCACTTATCTGATGCAGCAAAGCTTAATCTTGCTGTAACTCTTGGTGGGATAAGAAGATATAATATCTTCATGGCCTTAATGCAAGATTATGACAAAGTAATCGAAGCCTCACAAATCAGTATGACGGCTTTAGGTGCAGCACATAAAGCACAGCAGAAGGAATTGGCGTCTTATTCCCGTAGATTATCAATTGTTACTCAGGAGCTTAAGGCTCAAGGAATTGAAATTGTTCAAAGCTTTATACCTGCATTAATTAGGGCTGGTGAAGTTGCGGCAGTAATGGTCAATTCTTGGACTGTCGGCATTCTAGGCACAACTCTCCTGTTCGGAGGAATGGCCAAGAAGATGCTTAGTCTGGTAAAATCAAGCGACACACTAGCCGCTAGTTTCTTAGCCGCTTCGCAGGGCGGTAATTTATTTACACAAACAGCTAAGAAATTTAGCGCTGTTCAGGTTGCAATTACTGGTAAGATGGCTGGCACTAATTCCGCTCTTACAGGATTCAGCGCTCTAATGGCCGGAGCAGCCCGAGGAGCTTCGACTCTTCTGGCCACACTCGGTCCGATTGTGCTGGTGGCGACCGCAGTAGGACTTGCTATTTCAGGGATCTCTAAATACCTAAGGCACTTAAAAGACGAATCACAGAAAGCAGATCGAGCATTAAATGAAGTACAATTAGCTGCCATTAAACTCCAGCAAACAGAGATAAGCTTTCAAGGTATAGACGACTTACTAGGTTCTTTTGCACAAGGAACCCCAGCAATAGAAGAGCTTATCCTTAAGTTAGATACTATTGGCTTAAAGGGAGGTAGTCTTTATAAGCAGTATAGTGACTTGGAAAAAGTAATGAATGCCGCGCTTACTTCGCAAATCACGCAAAATACGCAAAAAGAATTCAACGATGCTGCTGATGCAATGAGCCAAGCAGCAACGAATCTTGAAGACTTTGCTGGTAAACTTGGAGACGCAGGCTCGCTGGTAAAATCCGATGTTAAGAAGCTGGCCAAATATCTAAGGGATGGTATAAATGAAGGCATAGGTCAAAAAGGACTTATTACTAATGTTCTGCGCGAGCGACTTCTTTCAATACGAAAAGATCCGTCATTAAGCAACGAAGCAAAAGAGGCCGCCGCTTCTTTGGCTTCTATATTTGACGAGTCTCTGAGGTCTACGATACGAATAGGCCCAGCTGGAAATATTATTGTTGATGAGAGTATCAATGTTGCCGCTCTAACCGACCACCTTGACGACTTATTTAAAAGCACAGGGTATAACGAGTTAGCCAATAGGCTTCTGAGTGACTCTTACGAGCAACTCGCAACTTCTTTAACCAAAGACATTGACATTAATATTTCCAGAGGGCAGGTATTAAAGCAGGTTATTGAGACACAGAAGAATCATTTATCAGCGGCAGAAGCTTTTGAAAAGGTTAAACGTAAGAGGATTGCGACCGAACTTAACCTATTAAAAACTGATTTTGATTCAATCAAGACAACGAAAGCCAGAGTAGTTTCTTTAACGAAACTCTGGGATCGTATGACTGATGTTGTCAAATCTATGCAGGATCAGCACAGAACAACCAAGGTAGCGAGAGATGGAATTCTCGACCTAAATAAATCCTACAATAAGATGCTGATTAGCTTGGAGGAGATTGACAACAAGTTCAGAACACAAGAGCAGATAGCTCTTCTATTGGGCCAAGGATATGATAAGGCATCCGAATCAGCAAAGAAATTTGAGGAACAGACAACTCTATACGCTACTGAGATTGCCAAACTTCCTGTTCTTCAATATAAGTTAAATGCCGCATTAAGAGAGACCGCCGCCCAAGAAAGCTTAATGTCCAATCAAAGTAGATCATCATCTCAGACTATAGCAACGAATACGGAAAAGACTATTGATTCTTTCCAGTCTAAAACTGAGGCCGCGTTTAAAGCTAATGAGGAAATGCTGAACTTGATCGTTACAGAGAGCGAGTACTTTAACGCACTGCCCGCCATTACTTCTGGGCTAGGAAAGCTCAATGAAGGCTTCTTAGACTACGTGGCAAACTTAAAGAACACAGGGAAAGAGTCAAAGAGTTGGTCAGATTATATTAAAAGCGCCACGTCAAACCTCACGAAGTTTACTAATGAGGTTGATCGAGCTAATATTGGACTCGACTTCTTAGCTTCCCCATTCAAGGTTGCCGAGAGGGAGAGAAATTCTCTATATGACAGACTCGTAGATGCCCGCCTCGAAGCCAAAGGACTTGGAGAAGACATAGATTCTTGGAAGCCTTCTTTAGCCTTCAATAAAAATCTGTTAGAGAGCGTTACAGAAGAGGCAGGTCTTCTAGCTATTGAGCGTAAGCAAGGTGGAACGCAGCTTGAACGAGAGAAGAAAGCCTTGAACAAGATTGCTCTCTTACAAGAGCAGATCACCCTTGAGGAAAAGAGGATCCTTGCTCTTAAATATTTAAAATTCAAAGCTGATAACAAGGCTGCTGGACTCGCTAAAGAAATAGAAGCTATAGACACTCGTAGATTGTATGCAGCCCAAGCTCTTGGTAATTTAAGAGCCAAGCAAACTGCCGAAGAAACTAAAAATCAACTGGAGATATTCAGATTACAGACCGGTATATCAAGAAGAGAGAAAGGATCTATTCAAAATCTTCACGACATTAACAGAATTTATGATATTAACCGTCAGACTATTATAGCTGGAATCAAAAACAAACTAGAAGAAAATAATCTTCTTGATGCTGAACAGGAGATCATCCAGGGGATTAATGACGGCCTAGTCAAGAAGCTAGGACTTGAGATGCAGGGCCAGCTAGCTAAGCTTGAAGGGAATAGACTCTTACGGATTAGCAAAGAACTGGTTGATGCTGAGAACAAAGCACTCGATCAGCAGAAAAAGCGTATGCGCAGTATTATAGATCTTCAGACATCCTATATACAAGGGATTGGAGATTTAGCCACCTCTCCTCTGGATGCTATTCTAAGCGTCACTAGTAAGCTCGTTGACAAAGAAGCTATAATAGAGAAGAAGTATTCGCTTCGGAGGAGCGTACTAGATAAAGTCTACGAGCAGCAAAGGAAGGCTAATACCTCCGCTGGGCAGAGGCATGGTTGGGAGTCTGCTATTGTGGACAAGCTGAACGAACAAGCCCGCCAAGAGCATTTAATAGCCACGCTCCAAGCGGAAAGCGAAACAAGAGTAGAAAAACTATCTGCAAATTATGATAAGTATATCTCAGATTTGGAAAAATCTTTAGAGCTTTACACCGAAGTTCGCGGAGCAATATTAAATACGGTTGGTGATATGGATAAGATCCTAGATAGTGCCCACACATGGCGAGATCTGATGGATGATATAGCCAGCATAACATTTAAAAAGGGCATAGAGGGGATTTTTGATACATCCATTCTATCGGAAGATGACGTATTAAAGAGACTTATGAGTGGTGATGCAATTCACGCTAATATAATTGCTAGCATAGATGAAACTTTCTTGAACAAAATTAGTGAGTCAATATCTAACGCTCTTTCTCCCGAGGAAATGCGCCTTAATGAATTTAGATCGTATGTAACCAAGACACTCGGATCAAATAAAAAAGACTTAGTGGTAGCCTTCCAAGAGTACGTTAATCTATTCTGGGATAACTTACGACAGCTAGCAGTTGGTGGGAAACTACAAGTTGATGATCTTTCCAAACAATTAGGAGACACCTTAGGACCAGCAACCACAGGTTCCGCTGCCTTAGAGTCCGCTATAACAGGCGCTGCCGGGGCAGGAACCGAACTCCAAACTGCTGCCAACATGATCTCCTCTACACTCGTCCCTGCTGTCAACAGTTTCGCTGAATCTTCAAAATACGGAAAAACATCGGCCAGCACAATTCTTGATGCGGCTGATATGCTTTCTGTAAATGCTACACAGACAGGACAAGCCATCACGCAATTCAGGTCTATGGGTACTTCAGTCCAACCAATGTATGTTGTGATTGCAGGACAAAAGAGTGCGCTTGGTATCACCGATCCGGAGCTTACTACAAATGTCGGCGCTCTTACTAGCGAGTCCAAGCAGTCGCGCCTTGACACCCAAAAGGTAATGCAGAGGTTCACCTCTGTTCTGTCAATCATAACCCTCCTCGGTTCTGGCGCTCAAAAGCAAAACAGATACGCGCTTCAAGGAATGCTGGCGGGAGGCGGAACAGGTATCGGCCTAGCTTCTAGTCTCAGTTCTTTTGCCAACATTGGCCCAATGGCCGGTATAGGATTTGGGATCTTTGGATCCATATTAGGAATAATCGGAGGAACCAAGCGAGATAGAGAGGAAGCAAGACGCCGAAGAGAGGAAGAGAGGAAAGAAGCAGAGGAACGCCGCAAGCTAGAGATGGAAGCGATGAAGCAACGTTCAGCCATTCTTGATAGCATGGAAAGAAGTACTCTGGCCAACGAGAGACTCAACGCGGAGTTATTATTCGCCCCCTCTGGATTTAAGATCCCTTCTTACGCCCTACGCGGAGGCGGTCTTCCCGGTGGAGGCAATGTCGAAATTAATGTTACAGTACCTGTTGGAGCAGAAGCCGAGACAGTAGGAAGAACCATAGCCGAGCATGTGCGCGGTATCTATGAAAATGACGGCAATCGTCAGTCCTCAAGATCTGATACATACTTCTAAAAATAGGAGCAGGAGATGCCTTATTATAGTGATAATACAGAAAACCCCTATGGCTTTGGTGGTTCTCTAGGTTCAGGTGCAGGAAAGCACACTAATTCTCGTGTGGATAAGTTTACCGCAACTAAGTGGAATAACTTAGAACATATCTTGACCGAGATGCGTACAGACGTTCAGACAGATCGGACGGATATCGCTAATATTAATTCATCTGTGTTGTCTCAGGTCTTCTTGCCTTATTATCCTCAAAGCGGAGGTGAAAACGTAGTCCGAGTTCTTTTTAAAGGTATAGGATATTTTACTCCCACGAGTAATTTAGACGGAGAAGTCTATCCTCCTTTCGATGGTTATGTTAAAAAGATAATAGCCTACCGAGGAACACCCGGAACCAGCGGACTTACTCAAGTAGATGTCAAGGTAGATGGTACCAGTATTTTGCCCAACTACATAACGTTTTCAAGCTCGGATACCGATGCGACTGTTTATGAAGACCTATCGAATAATATCTTTGTGTCTCATAACAAACTTTCCGTCGATATTCTTTCAAATGAGACTAATGCCCAAGATTTAATTATTATTGCTGAGATAGCAGAACCTTATGCCGCAGACCAAGTTATGATTGACTTTGTTTCGTACGGAACGGTAGTCACTACGGATACTTGGGATGGCTACTTTAGATTATACGAAGACGCCTACTTAGAAACAATGCTGCTCTCTTCTGATAATTTAGGTGCTGGCGGTCAGTATTCCATCACTCTTTACGCAGATGGAACAGCTTATCTTGATTTAAGTTTAACATCAGAGGGTTATAATGGGACCAGCGTTAGCAATGCCTATTTCCCTCAGGGAACCTTGTTCACAGCAAGTATAACAGAAGTTCCGACTGGTGTACCGGAAGACCTAAGATTGCAAATCTGGTTTAATAGGAAGTCAAAGCAATATTTAAAGGTAGCTGAGTTCCAGGCGTTTGGGTACTATCAAGTTGCAGATAATGTAGATGGTCAAAGATACTTCGATGATCAAATTTACGCCCACTACGCCTTTGCAACAAGAGGTGTTGCTGGATCTGATGGCCAGACCGACATAACACTTCAGATTGACTCAACGCATTTCGATTCGTTGACAGTGAATTTCGATTCATCGGCCTACGACAGTACCTATGGTTACACGTCAATCGGTCGCTATGTCCATGCTGACTCGTACTTGAGTATGAACATTGACCAAATTGAAGAGGGCAACCCACAAGACTTAAGAGTCTTTCTTGTTTATGAGGATCAGCTACCTGTTATCCCAGTTGGTCTCATCGATTCGACTACTCATGATGGAGCTATCGGTAGATTAGACAGTACCGCAGCAGAACTTAAAGATGAACTTATAAGATTAGATGCCACCGCCCAAGAGGTTAAAGCCCTTTTAACGAAAGTAGACGCTACTGTAACTAGTCTTGAATCGACCTATACTACTCTAGACGCAACTGTAACCGAAATATCAGAGAGACTAGACATTACTGCAGCGGAACTTGGCACTTCTTACGATAGTACGATTGATGAATTAAAGAGTGCCATCTCATCTAATGCAACTGGTATATCCTCACTTGATACAAATAAAGCAGGTAAGGGAGGAGCTTGGATAAATGATCATGCGGTTTACATTAGTAGCGGAAACTTGGTGTCCTCTATAACGCATAAGGATCAACTGGCTTATATAAGTGACACTACGGGGCAGGTCGGTGAAGGACTACTCGCACTTCAAAACGCAGGACTGTCTTCTACTCCAGAGTACGATTATGTTGACTTTGATAATGCATATGGAACCCCGACCCACGCCCCTGGCAGGCTATTCTGGGACAATGAGAATAAAACCCTAGCACTATATTCCGATAGTACTGAGGTCACCCTGCAGATTGGTCAAGAAGGCTGGATTCGAGTAAAGAACGAGACAGGAGGAACCCTCGTCAATGGCCGAGCAGCCAGAGTAACTGGTGTAAATGGCTCCGGTGTGCCAACAGCGGGTTACGCTAATGCTGGAGATTCTACAACCGCCCATTGCATTGGATTTTTCACAATGGATATCCCTAATGGGTCGTATGGGTACGTGACAGATTTCGGTGTCGTGTCCGACATTGACACAGCACAATTCTCTAGTGGAGACGAAGTATACCTTTCCGATTCGACAAATGGTTGGTATGAAAATGAGCCACCCACTAGTGCAGCATCTTCCACACAAGAACTTGGAACTATAGGGATATCCCATGCAACCACCGGTTCGGTTCTAGTTCATCCTCATTCACCTGAGCCAAATGAAAAAAGAGCAATGGAACGTTCTTGGGCCATTTCCAGCCTAGCTGGCGGTTCCGGGGAATATTATTTCGGAGGCTTCTATAAGCATGGAGCGTCAAATGATGATTTTAGTCCATCCATTACCTTAGGTTCTACCAACGCTTCTTATGCTGCCCATGTCTTTGTAGTTATAGGAGAGGTTACAGTTGATGATGTTGTGATAAAGGTAACAGGAACAAGAATAGACGATGCAGGGACTCGCACCCCAAGTTACGACGCTACTATTTCCCTTCCAAATGCAACAGCAGCAGATACTTATGTTGAAACTTCAGAAAAATTCATAGGCCAAGTTACATTGGAAACAATTTCCGGAACTGCTAAGAACTGCAACTACGGCTTTTCAAAATATTGGGATAACAACAATACTTGCTTCACAATTACCGGATTAGAAGTTACGGGACTAGCTGGCGGTAACGATACCGGACCTGATTTCAAACTAATTCATCATAAAAATACAGGATGGACGTATAATGCAGGATCGACTGCTACACCACCCTACCTAGTTTCAATGGCGGATGACCACTCAACCGAATCCCAGTTAGTTAATGGGGAAGAATTTGCATGGAAACGAACAGATTTAGACACGCTAGTAACTGGATGTTCTTCTGAAGGAGCGCTTTTCTTGGTTACGACTACAGCAAATAATGCAGTTGAAACAGGTACTGCAATGATACGTGTGATTAATCACCCAGCTTAATAATATATAAAACGGAGGAACAATGGCTACTTATTACAACATTGATAAGAAACCGCCTGTCCTACTTGCCATGGATAGCACGGCACCGACTGGATGGGACGGAACAGCACTCGGCACTGCTGATAGCACAAGCACCCAGAACGGTGCATTTTATGTGTATGGCTCTCGGTACGAGATCCCATATGTGCCTATCTGGGATTCATGGACTCCTGAGGATTTTCAGCAATTTAATGGCCCCGCAATTTTCCAATGCCCGGAGGGAAAGCGAGCTTTCTTTACCGAAGCCACCCTTTCTTATTGGGCTTATGGTGACGGCACAACCATGGATTGGGGCGATACTACATTCACAATGGGAGGCATGGCTGATTTCCGATTCTTTACAACTGACGGCCCTCTCGACACAACGGCATCCATTTGGGTTCCCACTAATTGGATCCACACGGTAGGCTTAGACCCAGCTAACCCAGGCGCAATCTCTACTACTGACATCAGTATTCTATCTCCTCTCGGTCGGCCTCTATTCCCCGGAGAAAGTGTAGATCTTAGAGTACTTCCTCACGACGGTCCCCTGAACTATGTATCTGCTAGGTACTGCGGCTACTTAGAAGATTGGGACGGAACCAGTTTTTAATCCCTATTAAGGAGATTCTATAATGGCTTACGATGATTGGAAAAGTCTACTTACGAAATCCGCAATGTTAGGCGATATTGTTGACAATGATACCGTTAACAATAAGACGTTTATGGATGATTATGTTGGACAAAAGTTTGTTGATATTGCAGGGATCTTAGGAAGCAATCCCAATCATCAATCCAATAGCATTTATCGTGCTGGTGGAAGAGGAGGCTTCCCTCTCCTGCATATTTCGTCCGACTTTCTAGATACTACGAATACAGCCGATGATAGGTATTTGGAGATATCCGAAACCATAGCTGATTTATTTTCTGTATCTGGTGTGGCAAAGGGCGACACGATTTATGGTACGTTTGGGGTTCGAATGGAGGGGTCCGGTTTCTTCGGTGTTTGGTCAGGATTGACAGCCACGCAAATGGGGAACGGTAGTTATACAGTACATATAACTCGCACTACTCCGAATTACGAAGAAGGAACCATCCCCTCATTCGACACCGGTGTATTAACAGATTCTTCTACGTTTGAAGTTTATTTCGAAAGTATTTCCCCTTCCGAGTCTGGGATGGCAGGAAATACCGTAGTGTTTGGAGTTCCCGGATCTGGTGCGCAATATACTAACTGGTCTTCTATGATTGATGACATTTACCCAAATCTCGACGCAACTTCGCGGTACACAATATTTGTGATGCCAGGAGAATATGACGTAACTGAGTGGGATTGGGAGAGAAAGGATCTGATTGATCCAGACACAGGACTTCCAGATAGAGCCTATTGGGGGAAAGTATATGTTCCCCCCTTTGTTGATGTTGTCGGGCTAGATAAAAGCTCGGTGTGGTTTAAGCACGACTCCACGGATTATGGCTATACTGTTGTCAATGCTTCTTACGATACAGAAATTTCAGATGCTTGCCCCTCTCCGGGAATATTCCTTGCCTCTCAACAAACATCAATAAATAACTTGAATATTCATGTGCAGTCAGGCAGTCAAGAATTTAACGGCTCAATTAACACAGGTTATGCTTTTGGTGATTCTGAATTTCCCAGATCCCCAATTACTTTTATGGTTGATGGGTCTACTGATCTGATTACTGGCTTGGGAACAGGGAACCCCAGAGCATATGGAGATGAGATCTCAACTGATGATCCCTATATTCCCAATGTTGGAGCTATCTGGAATCCGGAAATCTTTTCTGCCACTAATGTTCACTTCTTGCTGACGGGGGAAGCAGCTAGAAACTTCTCTGTATTCAATTCTGGTTGGCGAGCAAACCCCTCCACTGTACTAGACCATTTTCCTCCAACTTTAAGGGACGGCATTGTTGATGCCAATTTTGTAGCACGATTCAATAATTGCTCAATTAAAGACTCCTTATACGGAAGAACGCGATTTGAGGCGGAGTATGATACCATTTTCTGGGGTGAAACATTCTATTCAGATTATCTAAATCTAGAGGTTAACCAACTATATTACGAGCAATCCTTTGAAAAGCCTTACAGCGGAACAGATTCAACGACTTGGCCTTACAATATTTCGACTGCTGGTTTTGTAGTTGCATACCAAGGATTTCCCTCTTTTCCGGTTACGAAAAGATTTAATGACTGTGTATTTAAAACTAAGAGCCGCTTTATCTTAGACGATACCAAATCAGATAGCACATCTTTAGCGGGTAATTTCTGGTCGTATCCCCAAACAACACTTGTGAACCAAGAAGCTCTTAATCAGTCTCTTGGTCGCCCCGCACTGCTGAATATAATTGGAACATTACAGGAAACAGATAAACTTGAGAATGAACATGTCACCGAATTTAATAATTGCCGAGTGATCGTTGATGGAATGAACCACCCTCAAAAAGGAGATGAAGCCAGAATATGCGGAGCAGATGATTTTATTTCCGAATTCTGTGTAGGAATTGATAATCCTGGACACTCTGTTTATTTCAATGACTGCAAGTTTGTAAATACTATCGATTCTCCTTATTCCGGTATTATGTCCTTAGGATCCTTTAATGCTTCGGGGTTAAGTTCGGCGCCGTCTAATATAGGATCTGTTTATTTAAATAGTTGTGTAGGAGAATCCTATGGAATGGGATTCCATAGAGTACCCGTTCGCCCCTTAGGTGTTACAAACAACTCGTTCTATATCAATTTAAGTCTTCTTGGGGGTAGTTACAGTACCTACAAGTCTCCTATGCTAATTTCAACAAAGGGAACTTCTCAGATCTTTGGTGATTATTATCAAGATGCGGTTAGATTTTCTGCGAAAAATACAAATTTCTCGTTTATTCCGTATCATATGGGCGTTGTCATGACAAGCGCCAATGAGGATAGCACACAAAATAACCTTCCTTTGTGGGTTGATTCCACCACAGTAATGGGATATTTCTATTTCGATTCCACAGGCGATGAATTCTCGTTTGAAAATTGCGCATTTACTACGAAGGACTATTCACTATTCGATGGACCTGAAGATTTTGACAATTACTCAACAATGACTGACGATAATGATAAGTTTGGAGCGTGGATATGCGTTGGAACAGGATCAGCTACCGATAGTACAGCGTTTACCCCAAGGTATCATAAGGTCATTGATTGTAAATTCTCTAGCGGATTACTAAAACCCTTCATTCAAAATCCAAATTCAGTTGGAAAGGCACCAGTCGTTGTCGATGATTGTGTCTTTGCTTATGGGTCGTCGTCAGACGTAGATAATGCTGTTTACCCAGTTGGACCAGCTTCGAGTGACTCGAAATATGGAAGCTACTATACTCGTTCCTATCCGAATAAGGCGGTAAATGATGACTTCAGTGACTAAGAGATTGTACATACTTCTTGGTCGGAAGATTGATATTGAGAAGGATCGGGATTTTATTATCTCCGCTACTCGTCTTTCCGTGGATAAAGAGATCCACTATCTGTTGGGACGAACTTCGGACGGAGATAATCACTCGTGGGCTATGAGATATATTGATATCAAAGCAGGATTAGAAACAAAAGCGAAAGATGAATTATTAAACTTTGCAGTAGTTTCTTCTGTAATACCAGAAGAACAATTCAATGCCTCTTGTTCAGCAGACACAGACAATGCAGTTTGTCGTCAATGTTTAAGAACTGGCAATAGTCCTGCTACCCAGTACTGGAACGAACTAGGTATTTGGCCGGAAGATTATATACAAGGATTTTGGGATAGCTCCGCGATGGTGTGCATGGACTACGCCGTTTGGTGTCCAGGATGGTCAGGATATAACACTATACTGTCTATCGGCGCAGGAGCCGGAGCAAACTCTAGGGTAACAATGAGGGTTGCTGAAACCTATTTTGATCAATTAGTTATTGATGGCGATTTACTAGATACTACTAATTACGAGAATAGGTATGTACTCTTCCCTGTTCGGGAAGACGCGGCAGTCTACTATTTTTCTTTGCATAGATATAAAGCAAAAAATGTCTCCGCTGCTATTGCAGGAGCATACTATGATATTGCGTTTGATGTGATGGGCTGGGATGGAGAAAGCGAAACGGGATATGTAGATCTCTCCTCCCTAACAGAGGCTGATGGCCACAGCGCTGTCTACACTGGATCTAACAATATGGTGGTCATCGCAGGAGCTTGCCATCAACTTCACTGGTCCGCTGATAGCTCTGACGGTCAGTGTGTGAATGCAGATTATGTTTCTGGGGAGAAGTATATTCCTGCAGCCACGGGACGTTCCGACTTATTTGGTTGGAATACTGAAAACTTCCAAACGGACTCTACAGTTAATACTGGGTTTTACCGACCTAACATTCTAGGGAGCCCTCTTTACCCAGCTTTACCCACTCATAGGATGGTCTGGGGAACTGGCGAAACCCTTGCCTTTGGTCTGTATCATACCGACTTAGGTGGGGATGGACTAAGTAATGGCTTAGACGATGAGGTAGAAGCTTACAACGCTGGAACTCATCCTGTATTCTCTAGAAATATGGATCGTATTTTAGGTCAAACTGTTTCTGTTGCAGAGATGGAAGCATACGACGAAGTTACTGACTGGTCGCTAACGGAAGAATACCACTTCCCCTCTACTATTCATATAGGCGCAGGGCGGTGGAACGATCAAGGTATGGTCGGCCAAGCACCAGGAGTCATGGTCGAGCCTCGTGTAACATACGCCAACATGCTAACAGCAGCAGAATATGGAATTATCGACACGATATCGCTATCGTTACGCGGAAACGCTTCCGTCTTCGGAGGAACAGCTAATTATTATGACATTAATGGAGACAGCGGATTAATTCCTGTTGGCTCTATCGCCAACTCTATAACTTCAGAATACTTACTAGAGCATGATGTGTGGCCAATTGCAGGATTTTGGAGTAATGAGCAAAGATACCACACACAAGATGGTGACTTAATCAGGGTTGGTGCTGTAAGCGTTTGGGATAATACTTCAGGGACATATACGTGGGGAGAAGGACTTACTTTTGTGACGCCTGTGCCCCATGCTGCCGCAAGTGAATATGTTGGTGATGACGGACAAGGGACATTTAGAGAATTTTCTGGGCAGAGTTCCTCTATTCCTAACGCTGCAGGAGCGATAACTGTCTTTCGCGAGAGAAGACCAGAGCTAAATTATTTCGAAGCAAAACAAGTATTAGTTAGTTCTTGCAGGAAATATCCTGGCATGGAAGGACAGACGGCGGTTTGGGACCCAAGATTCGGATATGGAAGACCGGATTTAGTTGCCGCAGCAAATACAGACTTAACTGCGGCGGGATGCCCCCCACCGACTGGGTTCATGGTAGATGGAGCAGGTACTGCGTTAGTTCTCTTGAAGTGGAACAACCCTGCAGGCTATGATCACATAGAGGAAATTAGAGTTGTTAGAAATGCAACGGCATTCCCTACCGACCACAATGACGGAGAAATAATATACTCTGGACTCGGAAACCAGACACATGACCAAGCCTACTCTTTAGTAAATTACTATTATGGAATTTTCGCGAAAAATATTTGGGGAGACTGGAGTCCCAATGGAATAGGATTTACCAATCCGATTCAAAGACAGACTAAATGCACATTCACAATGGATTCGTATAGCTTCCCCTCCTCTACTAATGTGAATCTCTATGGAACCCTCACTCATTCCGGCAACGAAGATTCCACCGTCCTACCAAACCCTCTATCTGCTGCCTATGCTCCGACTGGACAAGGGTGGTACTTGGTAAATTCTGATTCGGCAAAAAATGTACTGCCATTAAATCGAACATGGTTTGATCTTGGAACAGGAGTGCTTTCGTATCTATCATCTCCACGCGAATTTATTGATGTGGATTCGTTGAATGATATGATTGGAAAAACATTTAATGTTGACTTTCTCACCTTCCATTCTCCTTCAGCAGAAGGTGATTCTGAACAACAAGTTGTTCCTCTGTGGCCAAGAGAATCTGTTGAATTAGACGGCGCAAGCTCCTCTGCTTGGTTTACAGAGTTTAATCCATATCTTACGCTAGACACAACTACAGCTATCAATGATATTAACCAGTCTTACATAAAGTTATTAATTGGGAATATACGCAACCCAATGGGGATTAAAGATGTAAAAGTATTCCGGTTACAGCAGAATGAAACTCCGGATCCCTCAGATTTCTCAGACATCCCCAACTATAACTTGTATTCCGACTCCACATCCTTGAGCACATTTGACGACCTAGAGGCCAGATATGGTACACCCGTATTTCATTATAAGATTCTTCCAGTATCTCTTTATGACCAAACAGGTACAGAACTTTATGCCTATAAGGTAATTTCCGGTGCGCCCGAAGCTCCGTCCATTTCCGTAGAATTACTCAATGGTTATTTAGCTAAGATAACAATCGCTCCCGCTACTCCCACGAATCAGACCTTTAACATACAGCGCAATGGAGTAGTATTCGCTACAATAGAGAGTGCTGATGGATTATCCGCAATCGATTTTTACGATTATTTTTGGAGTACGGGAGATGCTTACAAAGTATATGCATCCAGAGAGGGATTTCTTAGTGAGGATTCCAACTCAGTAACTCTTGATTATCCCGGACTTTCAGATGCACTGACACTAGAAGATTACGTGGATCCTATTGTTACAGTAGGAGATCTTACTTGGGAAGCACTTTACGATGAAGGGGGAATTAATCTCCTAATACCCGAAGGAAGCACCAAGTTTAACGACCATAAATTCGGTCAGTTAATGAACATAGAGGATGCGGAATCCACATACTACAGATACCGAACAGATATAATTGCAGAACAGTGGGGCGGTAAAACATATTCAGATGCTATCGCCGCTCAATTTGAGTTATGGGACGCTAAAATAAATGGCAACAAGCTGCTCAAATTCCAAGCTAACCCAGTGGAATATGAGTTTGAGTTTGGAGTTAGAAGTAACTCCGCAAAAGTTCTTGATGGTCCAGACAAGATGCAGTTGCTCTATCAGGATCATACCCTCAGGCGAATGATCTGGAAGAGCCTACCTCTTGAGAGGTTCAGAAAATTCATAGGCCAGCTACAAAGATTTGTTGGGCTGGAGGTGTGGCTCGACGCAAAAGACTTTAGCATGCCTCTGACAGATGTTTGGCCCTTTGTCTACATGACAGGCTACCGCACTAAGATTAAGATAGTAGCGATAGACATTGATCCAGTGGAAAGCAAAGGAACCCAGAGAGCAGATATTACACTGAAGTACAAGCTGATTTCATCTTCAGAATCAGGAGTCATCTAATGGGATATGGAACTGCCGTTCATGCCAATGACACTACGCATCGTTTTATTTTGTACGATGTTACAACGGATGTCCACGGGAACTATGTCCCCGATCTGGATTCATGGTCGCAGTTTACCATTAACCCCATAGAGTACACAGGATTCGGCATTAAAAAGATCAAGCAAGTAGATTCTCTATTTGAGACAGAGGGAACAATAGTAGAGCATCCCCTATTTGATTATAATCAACGATCAATGGGATGGAGGAACATAGCAAAATTCAAATATTTTGATGTGGAATATGGCATTACAATGACCGGTAGTTCTTATCCTCAGTTCTTTGAATTAAAATCAAGAGAATATCATCTAAGCGGGACGAAGTATTTCTTAGATGATAGAGGATATTCACGAGCGTATAATGCATCAGACCCTAAAGACCCCTTCTGGGTTTTACAATTGATAAGAATAGATGCTGTCAATATCGATGGATTCGCTACCGCAGCACCTCCTTATTTCAACCATGTGGAGCTAAAGTATACGCCATCTGGGATTTACCTACTAAAACAGAGTGATGCTTAATTAAAGGAATAGGATATGATTGTTGAAACAAATGATACTCGTTTGCAGAAACCATTCGATGAACATCAGATTCCAATCGGTCGTGTTTTTTTGTACCAAACAAAATTTACAGTTCCGTCAAATGGAATTGTGTATAGAATTTATGATTTAGGATCGGAACCTACTTCCGCGCCCTCTCTTTATGATCCGTACCAAGACGAGCTATCAGATGACTCCCTTGATAAGCCAATACTAAATGCAACAACCGCTACTGGTCCCAGAACACATATTGTTTTAGAGGATTGGGAGAACGGGGTTGCTTCAGCTATCTCGGGAACATATTTTGCAACAGCCTACGAAGGATACTTCTATGCTAGATATACAGGCACGTATACATTTAAAGTCGCAGGATCTGGTGGAATTAAATTCTATTTTGATATTGATACTAACCACGCCTTTGCCTCTACAGATGACGCAGACCGTTCGGCGTTTGACATGGAGTATCCTGATAATTTACTAGTAGATACTTGGACACGTCCTGTTGGCGTGACCGGTGCTGATTCCATTGAACACACGGTCACTGTGTCGCTTACTGCAGGCGAGTTCTATATGTTCCGTCTTAATTATTGGAATAAAACAAAAATAGAAAACTGCATTTCGCTATCTTATCAAGAACCCGATTCAGATGGAACATCGTTCTCTAGCGACTATCTACCCTTTGCTGCTGGATCTTGCAACCCACTTCCAACAAAAGCAACCGAGAATGATTATTTCATCGAACCTACTACGGTCTTGTCTGTTAGCTCCATGTCAGGCAATCGACGACAAACGGAATCAGCAGAGTACGCCTTTGCCGTTAGATTGTCAGACAGTACGCACGCAAACAGTTACAATGAAACGTTTGACCAGTACGGTCCAATTAAGAAGGACATGCTAGTCAAGTTTGAATTTGGCTATTCCACCAGTTCTTATGGTTCAATGGCTTCTGACGATGATTTCATTACTAGATTTATAGGTAACATCACCAGCGATATTAAAGTGACAAGAGATGAGTACGGGGCGACAGCTACTTTCTCATGTCATGATTTTAAAAACAAGCTCATTAACTCCCCTAATTTAAACTATCCCAACAATATAATGTATTATTATAACGGGTATTTATCCAGGAGCACTGAAGGTCCTGATGGTTTAATAAAACCCAGAATCTTTGATCGCTGGTATGTAAAGGAAACTGTACAAACCCTGTTGATGATCTCCGGTATAGACCCTACACTGGTTTTCTACAAACACAAAGACATTAATGTCGATGGATCTATTGTCCCAACAACTCAATCATCAATAGATTGCCAAGACCTGCTTCTTGACGCCAGAGATAGCTACGCGCTTTTCGGCACAGACTTTGTTTGGCCTGACGAGTATAAGCCTCTCTGGGAATTCAAATTCGGCACTGATTCAGTTAATGATATTATAAATGAGATCTCTAAGAACTATGGGTTTAGGTTCTTATTCTCATCTTCCGGTGTCCCCTATTTATCAGCCATCAACTACTATACTTATATCTCCTCATCTGATAGTACTCAAGGAACAACTCTGTTTAATAACGGGGCTTCAGAGTTTGTTTATAACTATTTAACTCCTGATGAGATAGCTATTTATAATTTCACGGGTAAGAGATTCGAAATCATAGCGCACCGCGAACACTCCGCTGGATCAATAAAGATTGAATACCGGACATTCTCTGATGACTCATGGGGAGATTGGAATCCAGTAACATCGATCATTATGGATGGAGAAATACAAACCCACATTGGAGGATCTTATTCCCTTCATTCAGATTATGACTGGCATGTTAGAGACGGCATAGATCCCAGAACAGGGGTTAATTCTTCTGTTATTTCAACTCCCCTATCCTTGGATTACGGAGAGCATGAAATCCGAATTACAGCACAGAGTTTTGATGTATATATCGATGGAATAAGAAGCTACATAATTAACTATAATAGCCCAGTAAGATCATACAGCACTACAAACTTTATTGGGCGGCTGGATGTGGTTAATAATTCGTCTGATATGATAAATGAAGTAATTGTAGTAGGTGACTACCAGCTAACTGGTTCAGATCCAGACTTGAATAATATCCCATCGCATATCCCCAAGGCAACTGTGTTCTCGAAAGCAGTGGATATAAGATCTCAGATTGATCCGACCTATAAATATTATCGTGGTCGCCCTGTTCGCGTAATAATTAAGGAACCTAAGATTACCCAACAAGACAGAGCAGACTGGCTCGCTTGGCATACATTAGAAAGATACAGAACGAATGCTATCACCGCTAACTTCGGCGGCCCAGGAGACCCATATCTAGAAATCTTTGATCCTGTTACAATCAATGACGAGAAAACAAAACTAATTACATCCGACAAAACTTTATGGGTTACTGGTTTTTCTGAGACTCTTGCAAAAGGAACGTACACAAGCAGTGTAGAGACTACACCAAGATCTCCGCTACCTAGTTTTGTTAAGTCAGGAGATCCCTTAGACTTACTTGATACTGGAGACAATTTCGTAGCCTTTGAAAAGTTCAACTATACAGGTTCATTCACATCAACAGGGACACTCGTATCTGGTCAATATGGCGACGGAGAGTTTGGTGACTCATACTTCGGAGGTAACGATCCTGGAAACCACGGCGCAGCTGACTTTGAAAATAGAATTCACTTTGATCCATATGCTGGCCGTGGCAGCGGAACGCCCGTCGAGTTTTCTTGGACCCTTTTAGAAAGAGGATTCCAATATTTAGAAGTATGGGATACAGGTTTGTATGACAATTTTGATACCACGGCTTGGCCGAAAGATCCCTATAATGGGGAGACTTTTGGCGACATAGACAGTACCCAGTTCTTAGTTGAGAATCCTGATTTCAGAGGCCGCCTAGTTGCCGTGATCTACCTAAATAAAGAAAGCCAGCCAGACGAACCAGGGAATTACTCAATTACTTGGGATGGGATATTTGAAAAGTTTGACCAGAGCTATAATAAATGGACCAATCAATCTCGATACCACACTCCTGACACAGATAGCGAAGAATATGGGTCGCTGATTGAGGATGGCCCGAATGGCTATGGATACTTCGCCACTCCTGCCTTTGATACTACAGGAGGAACAGTAGGTCCGCAAGAATGGCCACGCAGGAATAGACGAGCCACAGTTCTTTTCCCTCTAAAAATTAGACATGTCTTTGTAGCAGCATCTGACTCACAGCAGTATCCTCAGACATATTGGTGGGGAACAAATAGACTATCTTCGGACTTCTCTTACTTCGAGCCAGGGCACCCATATTTTATCCATACATTCCAGATACCCCCAAGATTCAATGTAAACTTTGGGTTTACTAGGTTGCTATACGACTCTACAGAAAGACGACACTACGCATTAGATGATCAGTTTGTCGGAAACTATTATACAGGTGAAGAAGAAAGAACCCATATTTGGGGCCATGACCAAGTAGATAATCCTGTGTACGACTACATAGGACCAGAGACTGGATATATACATCATAGTCATATGAGACCTGGATATCGAAATGACAATGGTGAAGTTCCTAACCTCGGCAAACGTTTATGGAGCAACCATCCTCACTTACACAGTTATTCGAAAGTAGTTAACGTTTACCCCGAAGAGGACCACAAGTTCGGTGTGTACCTAACTGTCAGTGATAGCGAAGGAGAGAGAGTAAACTCTCGATTTGGGATTAATTCTGCTTTCTTATTCTACCAGACAGGCGTGGTGGCTAGAGTTCGCGGAGCAAGGATGGAAATCAGTAGGCTGCGCCCCGTTGAAGATGGGCACGAAGCCTCAGATTTCTATGAGTTTGAGAATAATTTTAGACCCTTTATACCTGGTTATACGACTGATCCTTCTTATGATGAGAATTTTGGATGGATCCACTCTTGGACTTATTCAGGAGATCCACGGATTATTGACTTTATAAAATCTGGCCAAGAAGCTCCGGAGGGCATTGACCCAGATATTGCACATAATGTACACGACCTAACATTAGGAACAACACCTTTTCCAAGTTCAGGATGGAAGAGATATGATAGCACAGTAAATCTCTTAGCACCCATTGATGATCTCAGAAACTGCGCTGTCATTGATCTCAAAAGAGGGAGCAGTACATTCACGCCCCTGTTCACTCGTTTAGCCTATGACTGTAATTTACCGCTTGACGATAGGTACTGTTTCCATCCCGTGTGGTCCAAGACCGAGTATGGTGGTTTTAATAATACGCCGCAACATTGGACTGAAAACGACATTCTTTTACAGAGAGTTCGCAGTGTATCAGACAGGCAGATCGGCTCCAAAGGCAGAACACCCAGACGTTCATTATTAGACACTCTCCACGATATGGCAACTAGGGAGAAAGTAACGGAACTGACTTCTGATGATATGTTGGACCCAAATAATTCTAGTACTGATCCCAGAGGATATCAGACAGTATTCTCTGGGGGACACTTCTCTCGAAGCTATCAGGCTGGTTTTTCGCAGACGTATTTTACTCTACCAGTTATGATGGCCGATTCCACCTCTACGTTCATCTTCAATTCAATAAAGTTATTCCTCTATATGTCTGTAGTTGACGAGGGAGGTAGGGTTTATACGATACTACAATCTGGTCCGCTGACTACTCACAACGAACTATTGGAGACAGCGTTTGATAACGAACTGGAACACTCATATGACGGAGTTAATACTGAAGTGTTTGAAGATGCAGATACTCCGTCAGCGCACATAAATACATATTATAATAGATGGCCCTCAGCTATTTTAGGCAGAGCGCATGTTCCTCACAATGATTCGACTCCTAATCATTCTGATGTTTGGTTTGCCAGTGATCAAGTTGACGGAGATCCGGCCACCAATGCCGCTGATTATTACTGTGACCATAGAGGCTACACCTTAACATCTCTGCCATATCAAGCAACATATGATGCCCAGAGTGGTGATGGTGTACCGAGACAGACCTTGTACACACAGTCTTACGGTGCAATTCACTTCGGATTTAACTCCGTATATAATCCGCTATCAGTCGCTTCAAAATACAAAACAAATCTTGACCATGTTTACGGGCATACACACGGAGATGTCTACGAATCTTCTGAAGAGGAAACCGAAGTTAATGATACGAATTATCATACTGGTTTTCAAAGATTCTGGACGGATATGTATAGATACGAGACACTGAGTAGAGCATCTAAACGATGGTTACTAGACACTCATACAGGCTCGGATGAGTTCATGTCCCATCATTATCCAGAAATTCTTATGGGAAACGAAAGATTATTCGCACTGTATGGACCGCTAGACGAGGACGATAACAAGATAAATGTATTCGGTGATTATGATGGAACTTGCTTTGATGAAGCTAATTTTACTAGGGAGTAGGCATGTCTAACGAAAGACTTAATGAGAGTCAGCGACGACAAGTTGAGCGTCAGATTGACAGGAAATTAGACTCAGGTGATCTCGTAAAAATCGATGATCACAGGCTATCTGATGTACCAATATTCGAAGAAACACTACCAGAGATCCCTGCTTATCATTTAGATAAGCTAACATGGAATGGTCTGTGGTATATCAAATCCCGCCCTGAATTGTTTTCGGAAGATGGAAATCTCCATTTAGGATCATGGATAATTTCTGATTATCTTGCTACCACTATGCAAGAAAATGATAACCCAGAAGCAGATGTTATCGAAGTCGATGGCCCTCAGGGGAAGTTAATTTATAATTGGATTCCTTCAAGCTCACTAGACTCAACGACAATCAACGAGTACCAGCACTTAAACGCCGTGTTTTCTTCCAACTTTACTGCTGCCTCGTCAGGCCGCTTACCTCTGTCCGTGACCGCTAGCTTAGGCATGAAAGTAGCCATCTACTTCAATGGAACGCTACTAGTAGAAGAGGTAAGTATAGGACAGATCATAACCACCGTGATACCACTTCAAAAAGGAACAGTCAACTCTGTTACTATCTATTTGTATGACAGAAGAGAAGTACAAATTGGTGAGGATTCTTACAATAGATATGTGGAATTCAGAACCCCTCTTGCCAACTACGCATCTTCTCAGGTATTTACGAAACCAGATCCTCCTCAGAACCCCGCCATATTAGCTAAAGAAGAGGGAAATCTGATTACTTGGAGCACTAGCACAAGCACCGCATTTAATGTTTTAGGAACAGCGGTCTTCTCGAAGCGTGAGGATGAAAATGTATACAAGCGCATAGGGTTTACCTATCAAGGAACTAATGAGTATCTTCATAATGCAGATTTATTTAACCACTCTATTAACGGGGATTTTTGGTATACTCCAGATATATTAGTAATTCCAAATGCTAGTGTAAGCTATCAAAATAAGCCGTGGGGAACACAATTCGCCTCTGGATATCTTGATACTACAGCCTTATATCCGACTACAGGTAACTATGATAATTTTTCTTATGCCGCCGATGGAGGAGGCAATAGAGATTATGATTTTGAGTGGAGGATCGGCGCTCAGTACCTATGGACCGATGAGTGTTATGACTCCATGTTTATTTATCCCATACGTCAAGAAGAGGACGAAAATATACTTCCTTATTCTCTAGGGACCGGAACCTTTGATCTGCCGATAGGCGCATCGACTCCCTTGACGGCAATGGGCGTAGACTCCTTACAAGACTTATTGAATGCTGTTCCACAATGCCCCGACGCCACAGCTATATTTGGAATATACAGAAACGCAGCAGTCCTTGATGACTTTCAAGCTACCCGAGCGTCTGCTTCTTTGGCCTTGGACTCAGTACCTATTACAGGAAGATCGAATTACGTACTAAAGATTCATTCTAATTTAATCTTCTCTGGAACTTTTGCAAACGGAGAGTCTAATTCGTGGTCCGGAACTGAGGAACTTTCTAATCCGACCCCTCCTTGTTACTACAGACTACACTACTCAAAGGGAACTAACATAATTGCGGAGAAGACTTCTTGGGCATCTTTGGGGACATTATCCCCAGGTCAGGATGGCCTAGCCAGTAATCTAAATTGGGCGACCAACGAGTTTACTATATTAGCAGAAGACATGACCACTCTTATCGTTGATTCAGGTGAGACAGAAGAGTTTGTAATACAAAACATCGATGTCTTAATGAATATAAATACTCCTATAGTAGACAAAGAAACCATAACACCAGTTAATGGCGATCCTGATTACGTTCAGCAATACTATAGATTCTGGTTAATAGGCGGAGTTTCCTTGCTGCCTAGTATGCCTTTATTATTAGAACATGGAGTTGATTATTCTTACAAACTAAGCCACTTTTCTAAGTCGATGATCTACAGCAACTTTACCGATGAGCTTATAGCAACAGCAAATACACTACCTAGACCGCCCCTAGAAATATCATACGAGAACTACTTTAGCGTCAACGCCCCTCTAACCATTACGTGCGCCTCCTCATCCGTCTTGTTGGCCCCACCAACGCTAAGAATATCACATACAGGCAGTTCAAATATTTATGGAATACCCTACCAAAGCCCACAGTCGGCTGTTATTCCACCTGCGTCCTATAATGCCAGTAATGGGTTTGCAAGCACTTCTTGGGTATTAGATGCACAGACGATGCTCGATGCTGGATTTGTTCCGTTCTCGTGGCTGGACATTACTGATCCGTATCCACACATATTTACGGAATCTGATGAGTTGTTAATAGACCTAGAGGCTATCACCGACACAGAGGAAACTCTAGAAGCCTCCTTCTCTGTTGTCTACGATAACGAACCTCCTGAGTTGAATGTTACTGCGGACCCTTTGTTCGTCAGGCTGTCTCCGTCTGCCACAACATACGTGACTGCTTCTGGGACAGAGATACCTCTATCTCCCGGTGATAGTGCAACACAGAATTATATTTCAGTTCGGTTAAACAAAGATATTACTCCATCTATGTTAAGGGATTGGAGAGAGTCAGGAGCTAAAGTTAGGTTCATGCTTCTCAAGTATAAGGGCATCGATGTCCACACCCCCTTTTCTTTAATAGATGAGGCCGACTATGAACACACGACTGTTCCGACTCAGGGAGTGAGTATCTATGATTGGTACCGAACCAACTATCCAACAGACTCATTTAATGACGACTTCTATTATACTCCTGAATATATTCAAGAAAACTATGTCTTGAACTCCGACTGGGCCACATGGCAAGAGATTGATGTAGATAAGGAATATATCGTACAGTTTACCGTTGATCCTGATCCTAATATAATAGGAGCCTATCTTCATATACAAGTAGAGGATTCGCGAGGAATTACCCACGAATCTAGGTTTGAACCTCTTGAAGCCTACTTCCTCAACCAGAGCTTCAATACGGCATACTACAAGGACTTCATCAATCTAAAGAAT